TGGCTGTTCCTCGCGCTGCTGGGCGTGCTCTTCACGGCGCTCGCCATGCTGCTCGCGCCCATCCTGCCGATGTTCGTCGGGTGGGACGGCTACCTGCCGCGCTGGCTGGGGTGGTTCCAGACGCCGGACAACCCGGCCTGGGGCGACGCACAGTTCCACCGCGAGCAGATGGCCTGGACGCGGAGCGCCTACCTGCGCACGGTGTTCTGGCTATGGCGCAACCCCGCCTACGGCTTCGACTTCGCCGTGCTGGGCGCGCGCGTGCCGCAGGGCTTCCGCTACACCTGCCGCGGCGACGAGCGCGTGAGCAACCTGCCGCTGCACGAAGGCCTGGTGATCCGCCGCATGGACCGCTACTGGCAGCTCTACTACGTCAAGGCCTGGACCCAGACCCGCTGCCTGCGCATCAACCTCGGCTGGAAGTTGTGGGGAGACCTGCAACCCGGCCAGGTGCGCCCGCTGGTGATCTCGGCGAACCCGTGGATGCGGTGCGGCTGACCAATCCCGCGATTTGTAATCTCCGGTAAGTTGTAATCGCGGCGAATACAACACGCCGCAACAGCCAGCGCAATGCGCTCAGGGCATTCTAGTCTCCGCCACAACCAACCGGAGAACAGACATGCCAGTCGATTACCACCACGGCGTTCGGGTCGTTGAGATCAACACCGGAACCCGACCCATCCGCACCATTTCCACCGCCATCATCGGCATGGTCGCCACCGCGTCCGACGCCGATGCCGCAGCCTTCCCGCTCGACACGCCCGTGCTGCTGACCTCGGTGCTCGCAGGCCTCGCCAAGGCCGGCACGCTGGGCACGCTGTCCAAGTCGCTGCGCGCCATCGCCGACCAGACCAACGCGCTGGTCGTCGTGGTGCGCGTGGCTGACGGCGCAGGCGCGGACGCCGCCGCGATCGAGGCGGACCAGAACAGCAAGGTCATCGGCACCGTCACTGTGGACGGCCAGTACACCGGCATGCAGGCGCTGCTGGCGGCGCAGGCCAAGCTGGGGGTCAAGCCGCGCATCCTCGGCTGCCCCGGCCTCGATACCCTGCCCGTTGCCACCGCGCTGGTCACCATCGCGCAGAAGCTGCGCGGCTTCGCCTACATCTCCGCCGCCGACTCGGCCACCAAGGAAGCCGCCGTGCTCTACCGCGACAACTTCGCCGCACGCGAAGCCATGGTCATCTGGCCGGACTTCATCGCCTTCGACACCGCGAACTACACCGCGCCGGCCGTCGCCCGCGCGCTGGGCCTGCGCGCCAAGGCGGACGAAGAGATCGGCTGGCACAAGACCCTCTCCAACATGCCGGTCAACGGCGTCACCGGCATCAGCAAGGACGTGTTCTTCGACCTGCAGGATCCAGCCACCGATGCCGGTTACCTGAATAGCAACGAAGTCACCACGCTGATCCGCCACGAGGGCTTCCGCTTCTGGGGCTCGCGCACCTGCTCCATCGACCCGCTGTTCGCCTTCGAGAACTACACCCGCACCGCCCAGGTGCTGATGGACACCATCGCCGAGGCGCACTTCTGGGCCGTGGACCTGCCGCTGAACCCCTCGCTGGCGCGCGACATCATCGAGGGCATCAACGCCAAGTTTCGCGAGCTGAAGGCGCTGGGCTACATCATCGACGGCAGCGCCTGGTACGACCCGGACGCCAACAGCGCCGTCACCCTCAAGGACGGCAAGCTCTACATCGACTACGACTACACGCCGGTGCCGCCGCTGGAGAACCTGATGTTCCGCCAGCGCATCACCGACCGCTACCTGGTCGACTTCGCCGCCGCCATCGGGGCTTGATTGCGGATTAAATAACCGTTCGCCCTGAGCTTGTCGAAGGGCTTTTCGAAAGGAAAAATCATGGCACTGCCAAGCGTCCTCAAGAACTTCAACCTCTTCAACGATGCCAAGAGCTACATGGGCGTCGCCGAGAGCCTCAAACTGCCCAAGCTGGCGCGCAAGTTCGAAGACTTCCGCGGCGGCGGCATGGACGGCTCCGTCTCCATCGACCTCGGCCAGGAGAAGCTGGAATCCGAATTCACCTGCGCCGGCCTCATGACGCAGGTGTTCGAGCAATACGGCACCACCAAGGCGGACGGCGTGATGCTGCGCTTCGCCGGCGCCTACCAGGCAGACGACACCGCCGCCGTGCAGGCCGTCGAGGTCGTCATGCGCGGACGCCATGCCGAGATCGACATGGGCGACGCCAAGGCTGGCGACAAGGGCAGCTTCACCATCAAGTCCAGCCTCACCTACTACAAGCTCACCGTGGACAACAAGGTGCTGATCGAGATCGACCTGCTGAACATGATCTTCATCGTGAACGGCAAGGACATGCTCGCCGAGCAGCGCAAGGCCATCGGCCTGGCGTAACAGGATACACCCCGAGAAACAGCCCGGCGAAGCGGCGTATCTGGGAGGCAGAAAGCCAGGGCGCCCGCCGCATCGACAGGGCGCCCTTAACCATTCAGGAGACTGCACATGAAAACCATCACCCTCGAACAACCCATCCAGCGCGGTAACGAAAAGATCGCCAGCCTCGAGCTGCGCAAGCCGAATTCCGGCGAGCTGCGCGGCGCCAACCTCACCGACCTGCTGCAGATGGACGTGACCGCCCTGCACCGCGTGCTGCCGCGCATCACCAGCCCGTCGCTCACCGAGCACGAAGTGGCTGCGATGGACCCCGCCGACCTGTTGCAATGCGGAACAGCGGTGGCCGGTTTTTTGCTGCCGAAGGCCGCGCTGCAGGCGGCATCCCAGTCCGAGTAGAAGACGCCATGGCCGACATCGCCGTCATCTTCGGCTGGGCGCCGGCGGCGATGTACCCGATGAGCCTGCCCGAGCTGGTGGAATGGCGCGAGCAGGCGCGCAAACGTAGCGGAGCGGAAGAATGAGCGTGGACAAACTCAAACTGGAAGTGCTTCTTGCCGCGATCGACAAGGTCACGCGGCCGCTCAAGGTCATCGAGAACGGCAGCAAGGAAACATCCGCCGCGCTGAAGGCAGCCAAGGACCAGCTCAGGGCGCTGAACGAACAGCAGAAGCGTGTGGACGGTTTCCGCGCCGCCGCGCGCGGCATCGCCATCCACAGGCAGGAGCTGGCCAAGGCGGAAGAGCGCGTCCGCAGCATCAAGCAGGCGATGGAGTCGGCGCAATACCCCACGAAGGCGATGCAGCAGGCCTTCAAGCAAGCCACCACCGAAGCCAACAACCTCAAAGGCAACATCACCCGCCTGACCGAGAAGCAGGAACGCTTGCGCCGCGAACTCTCCGCCTCCGGAGTCGACACCCACAAGCTCGCCGGCTACCAGCGCGACCTCAAGGCCCAGATGGCCTCAGCCACCGTCGAAGTGGACAAGCAGAGCGAGGCGCTGGCCGAACTGAACAAGCGCGCCAGCACCCTGCGCGCGGCACGCTATGCCTACGACAAGGGGATGGAGCAGCGCGGCCGCCTCAAGGATGGCGGCATCGCCACCATCGCGGCGGGCATCGCCATCGGCGCGCCAGTCGCCAAGGCCGTGAAAGACTACGCCAGCTTCGAAGATGCGATGCTGGGTGTGGCGCGCCAGGTGGACGGCGCACGCGACGCCAACGGCAGGCTCACCCAGACCTACTACGACATGGGCGAATCCATCAAGGCCATGTCCGAGCGCATCCCGCTCGCCACCACCGAGATCGCAGCCATCGTCGAGGCCGGCGCGCGCATGGGCATCAAGGGCAAGGAGAATCTGCTCGCCTACGCCGAGACCACCGCCATCATGGCCAGCGCCTTCGACCTGCCCGTCGACCAGGTCGGCGAGGACGTCGCCAAGATCGCCGCGCTGTACAAGGTACCCATCAAGAGCATCGGAGATCTGGGCGACGTCATCAACTACCTGGACGACGCCACACTGGCCAAGGGCGGCGACATCATCGACGTGATGAAGCGCATCGCCGGCACCGCAGACACCGTGGGCATGAAGTACAAGGAGGCCGCGGCGCTGGCCAGCACCTTCCTCAGCCTGGGCGCGAATGCCGAGGTGGCCGGATCCGCCTCGAACGCGATCATGACCAACCTCTCGATCGCGACGATGCAGCCGGAGAAATTCCAGGGCGGTCTCGCCATGCTCAGGATGACAGCCAAGGAGATCCAGCAGGGCATGGCCACCGATGCCACCGGCACCATTCTCAAGGTGCTGGACGCCATCAAGGCCCTGCCGAAGGAGAAGCAGCTCGAGGCCACCACCCGTCTGTTCGGCAAGGAATTCGGCGACGATGCCTCCAAGCTCGCAGCCAATATCGGCGAATACCGCAAGCAGCTCGAGCTGGTGAACGATGCGCAGGCCAAAGGCTCGATGTCGCGCGAAGCCGAGGCACGCAACCAGGCGCTGTCCGCACAGTACGAGATGTCGAAGAGCGCGGTATTCAACCTAACCTCAGCTCTTGGCGAGAAGCTGAAACCGGCGCTGGTGGATATCATGGGGAGCGTGCGGGATGTGCTGCGCGGATTGCGCGACTGGATGACCGCCCACCCGAACCTGACCTCTGCGCTGGTAAAAGGCGCGGCAGTCATTTCCCTGATCGTGATCGGCATCGGTGCACTGCTGATCGCGATTGCTGGCGTGCTCGGCCCCATGCTGGCGCTCAGGTACGGCATGGCGCTGATCGGGATCAAGGGCTTCGGCCTGGTCGGTGTGGTCAGGAACATCGGCAGCGCCTTCCTGTGGCTGGGCCGCGCGCTGCTGATGAATCCGCTCGGGCTGGCGATCACCGCGCTGGCCGGTGCGGCCTACCTGATCTACAAGAATTGGGAGCCGATCAAGGAGTTCTTCAGCAACCTGTGGGACGGCATCACAGAGCGATTCCACGCCGTGGTGGAGTGGTTCAAGGACAGGCTCTCCTTCCTCAAGCCCATCCTGAGCCTGCTGTTCTCGCCGGCGAAGCTGGCTGCGGCCGGATTCAGCGCGGCCATGGCAGCGACGCCGGCTCAGGCCGTCAAGATCGACAATCGCCCGCCGATCACCAGCCAGGCTGCGCGCACCGCACAGGCTTCAGGTCCGACCACGATCCACGTCCACCCGGCCCCAGGAATGAACGAACAGCAGCTCGCCGACCTGGTCGCGCGCAAGATGGACGAACGCGACCGCCAGCGCGCCGCAGCCGCCCGCAGCAGCCTCAGAGACAGGGAGTAAGCCATGATCCATCAATCCGTCATGATGGCGCTCGGGCTGTTCGTATTCGGCCTCGACACCGTGCCCTACCAGCAGCTCCAGCGCCAGACGAGCTGGCGGCATCCTTCCAGCTCGCGCGTCGGCCTGCGCCCTGCCAGCCAGTTCGCAGGTCCCGGCGACGACACCGTCACCCTGAGCGGCACGCTCTACCCCGAGCTGACGGGCGGCAGGGTATCGATGGCCATGCTGCGCTACATGGGCGAGACCGGCAAGGCGTGGCCGCTGCTCGAGGGCACCGGCTACTTCTACGGCGTCTACGTGATCGAGGATCTGTCCGAGACCGGCAGCGTGTTCTTCGCCGACGGCGCGGCGCGCAAGATCGACTTCAGCCTCAAGCTCAAGCGCGTCGATGACGACGTGCCCGACATCATCGGCATCGCCACCGGCGAGCTGATGTCCCTGCTATGAACTTCGGCGAGTCCTACAAGCGCCCGGTCTTCCGCGTCGAGGTGGACGGCAAGGATGTCACCAGCACCGTGCGCGGCCGTCTGATCAGCCTCACCCTCACCGACAACCGCGGCTTCGAGGCGGACCAGCTTGACCTGGTGCTGGACGACAGCGACGGCAAGCTCGATCTGCCGCCGCGCGGCGCTGAAGTGCGCGTCGCCTTCGGCTGGGCAGACACCGGCCTGGTGGACAAAGGCAGCTACACCGTGGACGAAGTCAGCCACAGCGGCGCGCCGGACACGATGACCATCCGCGCCCGCAGCGCGGACCTGCGCAGCGGCCTCACCACCCAGCGCGAGCGCTCGTGGCACAACATCACCCTGGGCGACCTGGTGCGCGAGATCGCGGACGAGAACGGGCTGATCCCGTCCGTGGTCGGCGTGCTGGCCGCACAGATCATCGACCACATCGACCAGACCAACGAATCCGCCGCCAACCTGCTCTCCCGTCTGGCCGGCCAGTTCGACGCCATCGCCACGGTCAAGGGCGGCAAGCTGCTGTTCATCCACGCGGCCGCAGGCACCAGCGCCAGCGGCAAGCCGCTACCTGCCATCACCATCACCCGCCAGTCAGGCGACTCGCATCAATTCAACATCGCCGACCGCGACACCTACACCCACGTCAAGTCAACCTGGTATGACAAGTCGGCAGGGACCAAGGGCGAGGTGATCTGGGGCAAGACCGAGGACGACGCCGAGAACAACCGCACCGCCCGGATGGCCGCCGCGCAGAACGGCAAATACAAGGCGCTGGGCAAGATCAGCAAGAGCCGCGACGCGGCCAAGCGGCTGGCGAAAAAGACCTGGAAGGGCATGTCCAAGGCGATGCGCGCCGGCTACGTCGGTGTCGAGGCCCCCTACCACGACCGCAACCTCAACGTGAGCGGCAAGGTGGCCTACGGCGAGGCGGACGAGCTGAAAGCACGCCAGCGTGCCGACGCGCTGGCAAAGAAGGATGCGGCCAGGACCGGCGCGCCCGCAGTGGCGATCGAGAGCGGCGCGGACAACATCAAGACCCTGCGCCACGTCTACGCCAGCCCCGAGACCGCCCGGAACGCCGCCCACACCGAGTGGCGCAAGCTGCAGCGCGGCATGGCCGAATTCAGCATCACCCTAGCGCATGGCCGCCCGGACCTGACCCCCGAGCAGCCCGCCGCCGTGCAAGGCTTCAAGCCCGCCATCGACAGCACCGACTGGATGATCGTCAAGGTCACCCACAACCTCAACGACAACGGCCTCACCACCGCGCTCGCGCTGGAGATCAGGGCGACGGAAATCCCCGGCTGATCGCGGCCCCTCCAAAATACTTAACATTTATGTTGCTTTTCCGCTTGACGGATGCAACAGACATGTTTAGTATTTCCTCCATGAATTCCAAGCAAATGAAAAAGTGGCTAGAGCAACAGGGCGCGACCTTCGCGCAAGGCAAAGGCTCGCACCTCAAGGTGTTCCTGAATGGCAAGCAGTCGGCACTGCCCATGCACGGCACAGCAGAACTGGGCAAGGGATTGGAAGCCGCGATTAAACGACAGCTTGGCTTGAAGTAAAGGAGAAAATGATGTTTGACTACCCTGTGAATTTGACCCCGGACGACGGCACCGTATTGGTCACCTTTCCGGATGTTCCCGAAGCGATCACCTTTGGGATGGATGAAGACGAGGCGCTGTTGCAAGCGGTAGATGCGCTGGAAACCGCGCTTTCGTTTTACGTCGATGCGCGCAAGCCGCTGCCATCTGCCCGCAAGGCCAAGCGCGGGCAAAAGACCGTGCGCCCATCGGCGCTGGAGTGCGCCAAACTCGGTGTGTATCAGGCAATGACCGAGCAAGGCATCAAAAAAGCAGAACTCGCCCGCCGCCTGGGATGGCACATGCCGCAAGTAGATAGGTTGTTCGACCTGCGCCATGCCTCACGCCTCGATCAGATCGAGGCCGCAGCCGCCGCGCTGGGTAGGCATATCGAGGTGCGTGTAGCATAAGGAGACCGGCCATGATCCACTTCCTGCTCTGCATCGCCATCGTCTGGCTGACCTACAAGACGGTCACGCGCGGGCAGCCGAACGATGGGACGGTGGCTGCCATAGGAACGATGGTCGGACTGCTGTTCGGGGTGATCTCCGGCTTCTCGTTCATCGCCGGAGGCTGGTGGAGCGCGATCGGATACGGATTCTTCGCCTTCACCCTCGCGGGCTGGATCAACGCACGCAAGACGCTGCCGGAAGACATCGACCAGACGCTGGCCGAGTACGAGGCTATGAAGCCGGAACTGGACGCGCTGCAGGAAGAGACGCGCACGATGCTTAAACCGAACCGGTTGCCGCTGCCCTGACCAGCACTAGAGGTCTATCAGCAACTGCACGAACTCGCTCTCGTTGATGATCTGAACGCCTGCATCAGCAGCTTGTGCTAGCTTCGCAGGGCCTGCATTCGGACCTGCGCAAATGTACTTCAAACCTTTCGTGACGTTCTTGCGGACGACCATGCCGAACATCTTGGCCTGCTCTTCAAGTTCCGCGCGCTGGTCCTTGGCAAATCCGGTGAACAGTATCTCGATTGGCGGCTCGCGCTCTTCCTCTTCAAGATCATCCGGTGACTTCCAGCCTCGACTCTTCACCACGCCGCTGTTGCGCGGATCATCGCGCACGCCATCCGCCCACTTCTTCGGCGGCAACAGCTCACCGGTATCTCGATCCAGCACCTTTCCGCGCACGCGCCCGATCACGAAGGTGCGCGTGGCTTCCGCCTTGTAGCAATGCCCCTCGAAGTATTCGTCGTCAACCGCCTCTACACCGACATGGCGATGGCTGTCGTGCCCGCCTGCGTCGCGGTAATCGAATTCGATGTCGGCCAGGTAACTGCCGATCTCGTCCAAGTAGCGGCTGGTGTAGATGTTCTCCGCTGGCTGCTCGCATCTCGACTTCATATCGCGCCGCCTGGAATCGTCTGCGCGCTTCATCGCTTCCAGCGAGCGTTTGCGCACGGCAGCAACCTCTGGAGTGTCTTGTAGCGGAGTGTATGGCTCAGGCTTGATTTGCTGGACTGTGGGCGGCTTCGTGTTCTTCCGTTTCTTTATTCCAGACCGGGTATCCCACCACAAATAGCATGAGTAGCATGTCGCGATGAAAGCCAGCAGGAGCCAGAATCCACCAGCCAGTGCAAGGAGCCATACCACAATGCCGAACGATGCGGCCATGCCAGGCCTGCTTTTAGAACCACCGCCTTCGTAAGCTGCCAGCATTTCTGTGGCATTCAAAAATGCTATCGTAGTCAAGAATCCGAGGAATACTTCCATCTCTATTCGGACAATCTTTTCGCGATTTCAGTGACCATGCTGGCGTCCGCTTCGCTGAGTTTCATAGCGCGTATCGCCTCCGCCGCCCGCTCCGCAGGCGTATATGCAGCACGGGGCTGTGCAACGCCGAGCGGCGTACGACGCCCGGTGACGATGTAGAGAATATCCCCTCCCATCTCAGCCATTGCAGACAAAACGTCTGCGCCGGGTGTTGATTCACCTCGTTCGTATTTTCCCCACGTGACTCTAGAGACGCCGAAAAGAGTTTCTGAATCACCCTGGTTAAAGCCAATTCGCTCCCTCTCCTCCCGTAATCTCCCTGCCCCATGAAAAGAAATCTTTTCTTTTTTCATAGATAGGCCTTGACAGTGATAGCTTTTCTTATCATCATGCGGACGTGTAACACTTTTACCAGCTTATAACACAGCTATGGACATCAAGAAATCAGACGGCCCCCTCATCAAAGACAAGCCGATCCCGCTGCGCCTGACCCATCGCGAGCTGGACGAGAACGAAGCGCTGTCCACGCAGTACGGCATTTCAAAGTCAGACATCGGTCGCCGAGCCTACCGTCTAGGCCTGCCGCTGCTCAAGGCGCAACTCGACAACAAGGATGGCGACGATGCGCAATGACGCCTGCACGACCAGTTTGTTTGCAGTGCTCTCCTCCCCCTTGAGCACCGGCCGGATTCGTCCGGCCACCCCTTTGATGGAAGCCTAACCATGCCACCCGCCAAACGCATGCAACGCAGTTCGCACACCTGGATCGCCATCATCCGCGACGCCGTGGAGGCATGGCGCAAGCAGAACGGCTGGAGCCGGGAGACGGCGGCGCAGATGATCGTGGAGGCGCACGAGTGCTGCGGCCTGCAGCAGGTCAGCGGCATCGTGTTCGACCCGCACACCCGCGACACCTACGAGCGCATGAAGGTCAACGCCGACCGCATCTTTCGCTGGCTGGACGATGTGACCAAGGACAACAACCTGCTCTGCGCGAACTTCATCCCGTCGATTCTGGCAGCGCTGCCGGCCGGACAGCGCATGCATCTGGTGGACGATCTGCTGCGCGATCACGGCATGGCCTGCCGCATGGTGTCCACAGAGTCCGACGACACGCCCATCGGCATGCTGCGCTCGATGATGATCGAATCTTCCGAGGCGCAGCAGGCCGTCGCCGCGCTGCTGGACGGCGAGGACCCTGGCGAACTGGAGCACGCCCAGCGCCAGATCGCCGAGGCGCAGGAGGTGCTGCGCAACGCGCAGAATATGGTGGAGACCATGATGAAGGGGAGAGAGTGATGCCAGGCAAGAAGAAGATCGTGTACAAGCCGAGGAACGTCTGCCCTCACTGCGCCAGTCCTTCGACATTGCGAACCAGCAAGGTCATTTCTGAGCTGTCCCGCGAGATATATTTCCAGTGCAACAACCACGAGTGCGGGCACACCTGGGTTGCGCTGCTCTCCGCGATACGCACCATCGTGCCTTCGCGCACGCCGAACCCGAACGTCCACATCCCGCTTTCCGAAAAGACCGGCCATACGGTAGCCATGGCAACCGCACCGCCTTCAGGCTGATGACTGCGGCGCTCCCGCCGCGACTGATCCACAACAACACGAGATGCGACATGCCTTGAAAAAGGCGTGCAGGGATTTTTTTACCCAAAAAAACGAACAAGCTAGATGAACCCGAGACTACATTCAGACCTGACCCGCGCCCTCGAGCGCGACTACGGCTTCAAGGAGGAGAAAGGCTACCTTCGCAAAGGCGTCTGCCCTTCCTGCAGCAAGAAGGAGCTGTACGCCAACGCGGAGAAGCCGTGGGTGCTGCGCTGCGGGCGGCTGAACAAGTGCGGCGTCGAGTATCACGTCAAGGAGCTCTACCCCGACCTGTTCACCAACTGGAGCGAGCGCCATCCGGTGACGCCGCAGGACCCGAACGCCGCCGCCGATGCCTACATGCGCGACGGCCGCGGCTTCGACCTGGCCAAGGTCAAGGGCTGGTACGAGCAGGAGAGCTACTTCGACCCGCTGCTGCGCCAGGGCTCGGCCACGGTCCGCTTCCCCCTGCCCGGCATCGGCTATTGGGAGCGCATCATCGACAGGCCGGAGCGCTTCGGCAAGCGCAAGGCCACGTTCAAGGGAGACTACAAGGGCCACTGGTGGGTGGCGCCCGGACTCGACCTGACGGCGGAGTCGGTGAAGGAGATCTGGATCGTCGAGGGCATCTTCGATGCCATCGCCCTGCTCCACCACGACGTCACCAGCACCTCGGCGCTCTCGTGCTACAACTATCCGGATATTGCGCTAAAGGCGCTTGCCCAGCGCTGCGCCGAGCTGGGCCGCCAGCGTCCGCGCCTGGTGTGGGCGCTGGACACCGGCAAGGCCGGCGAGCGATTCACCAAGAAGCACGTTGAGCGCAGCCGCGAGGAAGGCTGGGACGCCGTCGCCGCCCAGCCGCCGGACGATGGCAAGGTCAAGCTGGACTGGAACGAGCTGCACCAGCGCGACAGGCTGACGCCGAAGGTGCTGGAGGATTCGCTCTACCGCGGCTCGCTGCTGGTAGCGAAGAGCGCGCACGAGAAGGCCATGCTGATGTACAACCACAGCGGCCACGGCTCCTTCTACTTCGGCTACGACAACCGCATGTGGTGGTTCGAGCTCGACATTGAGAAGTTCGGCAAGGCGATGGAGATCATCGCTGAGTCGTATGACCATCTGTCGGACGATCAGCGCCGCGAAATGGCGATGAAGGAATCGCACACCCTGCGCGAGATCGCCAACTGCTACTTCACCGCGCTCTACTACCAGGCCAACCTGCTCACCGACGAATCCTGGTACTACCTGCGCGTGGACTTCCCGCACAGCGGGGAGTCGGTCAAGAACACCTTCACCGGCGCGCAACTCACCAGCGCCAGCGAATTCAAGAAACGAATGCTCGGCATAGCCCCCGGCGCAATGTACACCGGCAGCGGACAGCAGCTCGACCGCATCATGCAGCGCCAGTTGTTCAACATCAAGACCGTCCAGACCATCGACTACATCGGATACAGCAAGGAGCACGGCGCCTGGGTGTTCGGCGACGTGGCGATCCAGAACGGCCGCCTGGTTCCGCTCAACGACGAGGACTTCTTCGACATCGGCAAGCTCTCCATCAAGAGCCTGAACCGCTCTGTGGATCTGGCGCTGAACACCGACATCAACGAATTCTCCACCGAGTGGGTGGACCTGCTGTGGCGCTGCTACCAGTACAAGGGCATCGCGGCGCTGGCCTTCTGGTTGGGCAGCCTGTTCGCCGAGCAGATCCGCAACAAGCACAAGTCCTTCCCCTTCATCGAACTGGTCGGCGAGCCTGGCGCGGGCAAGTCCACGCTGATCGAGTTCCTGTGGCGGCTGTGCGGCCGCTCCGACTACGAGGGCTTCGACCCGAGCAAGTCCACCATGGCGGCGCGGGCGCGCAACTTCTCGCAGGTGTCCAACCTGCCCGTGGTGCTGATCGAGGGCGACCGCACCGAGGAAGACCGCGCCAAGCAGAAAGGATTCGACTGGGACGAGCTCAAGCCGCTCTACAACGGCCGCAGCGTCTACAGCCGGGGCGTGAAGAACAGCGGCAACGAGACCTACGAGCCGCCCTTCCGTGGCGCGCTGGTGATCAGCCAGAACGCCAACGTGAACGCCTCGGACGCGATCATGCAGCGCATCTGCCACATCGGCTTCGACCTGGCCTCGCACACGCCGGAATCGAAGGCCGCCGCCGACCAGCTCGGCCAGATCGGCGTGGAGTCGCTGTCCGGATTCCTGATCAAGGCCACGCTGGCCGAGAAGGCCATCCTCGCCAGCTTCGAGGAGCGCCTGCCATTCCACGAGAAGCGCCTGCTCAAGGTGAAGGGCGTGCGCAACCTGCGCATCGTCAAGAACCACGCCATGCTGTCCGCGCTGGTCGATGCCATGTCCCACGTTGTGCACATCGGCAACGCCGAGCGTGAACTGACGCACTCCTTCATCGAGGACATGACCGCCGAGCGGCAGGAAGCGATCAACGCGGACCACCCGACCGTGCAGAACTTCTGGGAGATATACGACTTCCTCAACGGCCACGACGACACCCCGCGCCTCAACCACTCGCGCAAGGAAGAGCAGCAGATCGCCATCAACCTCAACCACTTCGTCGAGGTCGCCGCCGATCGCCGTCAACAGATCCCGGACATGAACGAGCTGAAGAAGCTGCTCAAGACCAGCCGCACGCGCAAGTTCATCGGCATCAAGCCGGTGAACAGCGCCATCAACGCGGTATGGAACGCGCGCCGTAAGGAAGAAGGCGGCACGGAGAAGCCATCAACCGTGAAGTGCTGGGTATTCGAGAACCCGTCAACCGAAAGGAGGTAGTGCCATGCCAAGACGTAGCGCCCAACTTGCCTTGCCGATTCCGAAGTTCGAACCGACGGAGGAGCTGTTGCGCAAGGCGCACCAGCAAAGCCGCATCAAGCAGACATTCGAGGAAGCGATGCAGCAGACCAGCTTCCGCATCTGCCTGCGCCACATGGCCATGCTGATGGCCGGAAGGAGGAAGAGGAAATGAAGACCATCACCATGCCGCAAGACACCACCGTCATCCAGGCCGGAGCCGTGGCAGCACAGCACGGCTGCGTCCTGCGCGCGGAGAACGGCCGCATCTACATGAAGCGCGCCCGGCACAGCCTGGACAGCGCATTCCGCGCCGTGGATCAGGGCCGCTTCGCAGAGGCGCGCAGCCACCTGAACGAATCGCACGACAACGTCGAGGCATTCATCGTGGCAGGAGGTGCGACATGCTGAACGTCATCCCCCTGCGCCCGCGCAAGAACCGCCTCGCCGAATTCATCGCCACCGACTGGGCGCTGACCAAACGGCACGCCAGGGACGCCGTGAAGTTCGTCTCCGGCTACCTGTTTTTCCGCCGCAACGGATTTACCCGCAAGGCCTCGATCTTCAACGCGAGGAACGCAATCAACTGACCACGTATCACCAAAGGAGACCACTATGAAGATCGTATTCGACACAGAGGCGGGTGACTTCGCCGAGCATGTCGGCAGGGAGATCATCCGTCGATTCACTCAGAAGACCGGCCCAGCGCTGTGGAACCACCAGGGCCGCCATGCTGAATTCTGCAAGAAGATCGGGGTGCAATCATGACCACCCATAAAGTCATAGGCTGCATGCGTCCGGACGGTGGCGCGGGTTGCGAGATCACACTGGGTTGCGCAGGCTGCAACAGTGCCATCCACGACTATGCAACGCCGCCGGCGCGCGCATGCGGCACCTGCCACTATGCCTGCGACTGCCGCGAGCACAAGGTCGCGGTGCTGATCAAGGCCGCGCTCGATGCCGCCACTGAGCTGGATGGCCTGCAAGCCGCATGGGCCGCGTCTTATCCTGGAGACGAGTCGGTCAAGGAGGTCGCGGAGAATCACCGCGCCACCGTCGAGCGCGTCTACGACGCCTGCGAGCAGCTCGGCGAGAAGATCGGACGCAGCGCGGACGAGGGAGTGCCAGCATGATCCCCCTCGACACCCTAACCGCCATCCACGCCACGCTGGCCGGGATGCTCGCCGCGATCGACAAGGACTTCGTCAACGGTTCATTCGAGCTGCTCGCCGGGTTCTTCGTGCTCAACCACTGCCGCGTGCTGCGCCTCCACAAGCAGGCGCGCGGCGTGTCGCTGGTCAGCGTGTGCTTCTTCACCATGTGGGGGCTGTGGAACCTGTACTACTACCCGGCGCTGAACCAGCCGCTGAGCTTCTACGGCGGCCTGTTCGTGGTGGCGGCCAACGCCCTCTACGTCGGCATGATGGTCAGCTACCGCAGCTCCGCCTTCATCGACGAGCACGCCATCTACCTCGGCGCCGAGAGCGCCGGATACAACAACCATGGAGACAGGACATGAAATGCAAGAACTGTAATACCGAATTTGATATCGACAATGTTCGAACAACCATTGCCGCGCATGACGATGACAAGTTGGACATCATTGTCGAGTGCCATGTCTGCGGCAGGAAGCTGAACGAATTCATTTCCATAACCGAAATGGTAGTTATTGAGGATGGAAAGGCATCGCAGGAGGCGGAAACATGCTGACCCGCGAAATCACCCACGCCCACCTCTTCTGCGGCCTCGGCGGCGGCGCCAAGGGCTTCAACGACGCCCAGCCGCGCGTCGGCAACCTGGTCGGCAAGTTCCGCTGCCTGGGCGGCATCGACGTTGACCCGGCCGGCATCCGCGACTTCGAGCGCCTGACCGGCGTGCGCGGCACGGTGCTGGATCTGTTCGACCGCTCGCAGTACATCGCCTTCCACGGCCACGAGCCGCCCGCAGGCTGGCGCGAGGCCGGGCCGGCCGACATCGTGCGCGCCATGGGCGGCGAGCGTCCGAACATCTGGTTCCTCTCTGCGCCGTGCAAGGGATTCTCCGGCCTGCTCAACGAGACCAAGAGCAAGACGGACAAGTACCAGGCGCTCAACCGCCTGACGCTGCGCGGCATCTGGCTGGCGCTGGAGGCCTACAAGGACGACCCGGCCGAGATGATCGTGTTCGAGAACGTCCCGCGCATCGCGCACCGCGGCCGCCACCTGCTGGACCAGATCGTGGACCTGCTGCGCCACTACGGCTACGCGGTGGCCGAGACCACGCACGACTGCGGCGAGATCGGCGGGCTGGCGCAGAGCCGCAAGCGCTTCCTGCTGGTGGCCCGCCACATCGAGAAGGTGCCGCCCTTCCTCTACGAGCCGGAGAAGAAGCGCCTGCAGGCCGTGGGCACCGTGCTGGACCGCATGCCCTTGCCCGGCGACCTGCGCGGCGGCCCGATGCACCGCGTGCCGAACCTGCAATGGAAGACGTGGGTGCGGCTGGCCTTCGTCGAGGCCGGCAGCGACTGGCGCAGCCTGAACAAGCTGGAGGTGCAGGACGGGTTCCTGCGCGACTTCCTGATCGCGCCAGACCTGCACAACACCGTGCTGGGCGTGCGCAAGTGGGACGAGCATACCGGCGCAGTAGTCGGGCGCAGCCTGCCGCTCAATGGCGCGTTCTCGATCGCTGACCCGCGCATGCATACCGGCTTCGAATACAGCCAATACGGCGTGCTCCGCTTCGACGAGCACATGGGCGCAGTGAGCGGTCAGTCCGCGCCTGGCGGCGGCAAGTACACCGTCGCCGATCCGCGCACCGGCATCAAGCACAATAACTGCTTCCGCATCGTCCGCTTCGACCAGAATGCAGGAACAGTCACTGGAGGAACGGGGCCAAGCGCAGGTGGCCAGGGTGTCGCCGATCCTCGATCGACAACCGGCTTCGGCGGCAAGGGCAAGTACATCGTCACGCCCTACGACTCCAACGCCAACACAGTGATCTCTGGAAGCACCACCGGGCAAGGCGCGTTCGCCGTGGCCGACCCGCGCCCCAACCTCAACCGCGCCAAGGGCGACAACTACCTGACGGCCGGCCACTACGGCGTGGTGCGCTACGACGACTCCTGCGGCGCCGTGTCCGCCGCTGCCGGGCACGACAACGGCCGCTGGTCCGTCGCCGACCCGAGGCTGCCCGAGGCCTCCGACAAGCTAGTCGCCGTCATCCGCTCACTCGACGGCACCTGGCACCGCCCGTTCACCACGCTGGAACTGGCCGCGCTGCAGAGTCTGGTCGACCCGGAAGAGCAGCTCGAACTGGACGGCCTATCCGACAGCGACTGGCGCGAACGCATCGGCAACGCCGTCCCACCCAAGGCCGCCCAAGCCATCGCCGAAGTGATGGGCACCACCCTGCTGCTGGCGTGGAGCGGCGAGACGTTCGTGCTGTCGGCCACGCCGATCTGGGTGCGGCCGGTGGCGGTGGCGCTGAGCGTGGCGCAGGGAGGTGCTCAATGACTACCGTCTACGCAGACCTGGTGCTGGACACCGGCGAGCTGGTCCGCATCGAGTGCCCTGGGCAGTTCGAGGACGAGCTGTACGACTCGCTGAATCAGTGCATGAAGCGCAAGGACGAGTGGTCTCCGGCTCGGTTCGAGGGGTGCAACGCCGAGTTCATGGGGCACTCGCTCAGTCGCGTGAACATGGCCAGAGTGGTGGGGATGCTATGAGCCAGCCTTTCGTCCACATCGACCGCATCCGGCTGTTCTCGTCCAACGGCGAGGTGTACCGCGCGTTCCATCACCTGATCGCGTCCCGCGTCGGCACGCTGCTGCTGGTGCCATTGCACCTGGTCGTCGGCCGCTGCGATGTGGTGGTGGACGGCTGCCCGGTGCCGTGGGAGGAGGCGTTCGCGGTGCTGGAGTATCCGGCGACGCATCCGCTCGGCAATCCGGAGTGGAACGACCACGCGCAGCAGCTTCAATACCTGGGCATCGCTCCGGATTCGTGCGAGATGGACCACATCGCGCCGATGACGCTGGGCCGCGAGAAGGTGCTGCGCCTAGTCCACCCGTCCGGCGTGAGGTATGCGGTGGTGATGACATGATCTGCAGGAACTGCGCAAACCCGGTTGACATGGACAAGCAAATGTCTCGGCAAGGCTACCGCTCCTGCTCGGCCGCTCGAACTCCGCTCGATCAGGCCAAGTTCTACCGTGGCGACCATAAATGCCACTGGCCGGAGCGATTCGTCCGTGCGAACCGCTCCGTTTGACCCATGAAGAAGTCCGAGTTTACAGTCCGCACCGTTGGAACTCCTGATGTCGAATTGGCGGCGGACCTGTTCGCCCCGTTGTTTCTGAAAATACATGAGCGCAATCAATCAAAACGCCCAGCGCTGCGCGTTGTACCTACGCAGCAGCAAGGACCGGTCGGATGTGTCGATCGACGCCCAGCGCCGCGAGCTGCGGGCGCTGGCCAAGTCTCGCAACCTGGTTGTAGTTGAGGAATTCTCCGACCCGGTCGAACGCGCAAACGGGCGCGCCCCAAACTTCCAGCGCCTGCTTCAGCAAATAAACAGCAAGGATCGCAAGTGGAGTACGATCATCATGCTCGACACTTCGCGCCTGGCCAGAGATCAATATGTGGCCATCGTCTTCAAGCACGAATGCAAGAAGCGAGGCATCGACGTCGTCTTTGCGATGCTGCCGCAACTGGACGGGGTTTCGGCCATCATCATGCCGGCCGTGCTGCACGCCATGGATGAGGTGCACAGCTACTTGTCCAAGGTAAAAGGGCTGGCCGGAATGGCAGAGAACATTCACAGGGGGTTTCGCGCCGGCGGACGCGCCCCATTCGGCTACACCCTGGAGCACATCGCCACCGGCGCGATCCGGGAAGGCGAGCCGGTGACCAAGTCGAAGCTCGTCCCGGACGAGAACGCAGCCAAGATTGCCGTCTATCTGAAGGGGCGCGCACAAGGACTGGCCGGAACCGGTCTGGCCGAGAAGCTCGGGCTGGATCTCGCCCGAACCAGCCTGAACGGAATCGAATGGAACGCCCTCACCTATGCCGGGCACACAGTCTGGAACGTCCACAATGAGAAGACAGACGGCGGCTACAAGGGCGGCGTGAAGCGCCGGCCGCGGTCGGAGTGGCTGATGCAGCGAGATACTCACCAGGCGCTGATCACCGACGCCGAGGCCGAGACCATCCTGCAGCGCCTCGAATCCGGCCGGATCAAGACCTACAACACCCGCGCCAAACACCTGCTGACCGGCATGCTGGTCACCTCCGGCGGCGAGCCCTGCCACGGAAACGGCGAGTATTACCGTGCTGGCGCCAAGAGCGTGAAGGCCGAACGTGTCGACGGCGCGATCACCCGCCAGATCGGAATCGACCTGCAGTCGGACGCCTTCATCAGGGGGCTGCTGAAGTCAGCCAGCAAGGCGGCCGCCGGCGACAACGCCGACCTGCAGCTGGCAAAGAAGGAAGCCCGCACCCTGGACGCGCGCATCGAGCGCCTGACCAACCTGCTGGCCGATACCGACACCCCCGCCCCGCTGCTGCGCAAGATCGAGGCGATGGAAAACGAACGCGCCGCCATCCTGCGCAAGCTGGAAGCGGCCGAATCCGCCGCACGCCACAACAAGGCGCTGCGGGAACTATCTGAACAAGACGTGAAGGTGATCCTGGGCGGGATCGCCGGGAGCCTCAACGAGCTCGATCGCGACGATCTGAAGGATGTTCTGCGCGGCCTGATCGACCGTATTTCGCTTGATTTTTCCAGCTCTGAACTTTGTATTCACTACAAAATTCCAGTCAAAGCTGGGGAATTAGTGGCGTCCCCTACGAGATTCGAACTCGTGTTATCGCCGTGAAAGGGCGGTGTCCTAGGCCTCTAGACGAAGGGGACGTGGGTTGCTACCTCTTCTTTTTGGTGGAGGTAAGCGGGATCGAACCGCTGACCTCTTGCATGCCATGCAAGCGCTCTCCCAGCTGAGCTATACCCCCGTACCTCGAAAGAGCGCGCATTATAGTGATGCACCCTATGCTTGTAAACAGGGTTTCGAAAAAAATTTACAGATATTTTTTCATGCGCGCCAGAACGGTCTCGCGCGGGAAAAGCGCGAGCACCGCGTCGACCGACGGCGTATGAGTCTGGCCCACCAGCATCACGCGCAACGGCATTGCCAGCCTGGGCATCTTCAGGCCGTGCTTGGCCAGCAGTTCCTTCAGCAACGTTCCCAGCGCGGGCGCTTCCCACGCAACATCGGCGAAGCGCTCGGCGAGTTCGCGCAGTGCCGGCAGCACTTCCGGCACCAAGTGCGTGTCCAGCAATTCCTGCGCGGGATGCACGTCGATGTAGAACACTTCCGCCTCGTCCGCGAGCTCGACCAGGGTCGAGGAGCGGTCCTTGTAAAGGACGACGACGGCTTCGAGCGAGGGCGAGCCGCCTGCGCACACGCCGCGCTTCTCCAGTTGCCTCTGCACCAGGGCCGCGAGCCGCGCGTTGTCGGCCTGCTTGATGTAGTGGTTGTTCAGCCAGTTCAGCTTCTCGGTGTTGAACTGCGCCGCCGAAGGCGTGATGTGATCGAGATCGAACCACTCGCAGAACTGTTCGACCGAGAACACCTCCTCGTCGCCGTGCGACCAGCCCAGGCGCGCGAGATAGTTGATGACCGCCTCGGGCAGGTAGCCGTCCTCGTCGTACTGCATCACGCTCACCGCGCCATGGCGCTTCGACAGCTTGGTGCCGTCGTCGCCCAGGATCATCGACAGGTGCGCGTACTGCGGCACGGTCGCGCCCAGCGCCTTGAGGATGTTGATCTGGCGCGGCGTGTTGTTCACGTGGTCGTCGCCGCGGATTACGTGGGTGATGCCCATGTCCCAGTCGTCCACCACCACGCAGAAGTTGTAGGTCGGCGTGCCGTCGCCGCGCGCGATGATGAGATCATCCAGTTCGCCGTTGTCGAATTCAATTTTTCCCTTGACCAGGTCATTCCATGAAGTCACTCCGAAAGTCGGCGTCTTGAAACGCACCACCGGCTTGATGCCCTCCGGCGGCGCGGGCAGCACCTTGCCGGGTTCGGGACGCCAGCGCCCGTCGTAGCGCGGCTTCTCGCCGCGTTCGCGCTGCGCCTCGCGCAGTGCATCGAGCTCGTCGGGCGTGGTGTAGCAGTAATAGGCATGGCCCGCATCCAGCAGTTGCTGGATGACTTCCTTGTAGCGCGGCATGCGCCGCATCTGGTAGAAGGGGCCTTCGTCGTAGTTCAGGTTGAGCCAGTCCATGCCGTCGAGGATGGCCTGCACCGCCTCCGGCGTGGAGCGCTCCACGTCGGTGTCCTCGATGCGCAGGATGAACGTGCCGCCGTGCTTGCGCGCATAGGCCCAGGAAAACAGCGCGGTGCGTGCCCCGCCGATGTGCAGGTAGCCGGTGGGACTGGGAGCGAAACGGGTGCGTACGGTCATGATGAAACGGAACTGGCAAAAAAGAGGCGCGCATTTTACGCCAGATGCGCTGGATCGCATAAACAAATTGACCCGCCCAGGCACCTGTGATTAAATGCGCGCCCTCGATTGGGCGGTTAGCTCAGCGGTAGAGCACTGCCTTCACACGGCAGGGGTCACTGGTTCGAACCCAGTATCGCCCACCAATCAAATCAATCACATAGCATCAGCAACGGCAGACAAATCAGCTGCCGGCGCAAATTCCGGCGCAAATACAAATCGCCCACCTATTCGGCAGCTTGATGGCCGGCATCGATGCCGCGCTTGACCCATTCGACCAGGTTGTCGTGGCGAGCGCGGCAGGCGTGGTACTGGTGCGCGGCGCTGACGTGGGAGCGGTACAGGCTAGCCAGCGTGCCGTCTGCTGGCTTCTCCAGCGGCGGACATGGCTGCATGTCGGCGGCCTGCGGATAACGCGCCATGCGCGGTTCTGGCGGGTTGCTGGCGCAGGCGGCGAGCAGCAAGACTGCCGCCACGCTCATGCACTTCGACAGGCTCAGTGCGAACGGTCTCATCATCTTCCCTCCACGGCGTCGTTGAGTTCCTGCATATCCTGAGCGCTCAGCGCGCAGGCGGTGTAGTCGGCATGGGCTGCGATGCCGCGCTCCACCCTGCCGGTGCGCGCGCCGGCAGATGCGGCACGTGCGGCATTCTTGACGGCCGCATCAGCGGCGGCGGCGCCGTCCTTACCGGCCAGCTTGTTTCCCGCCTCGATGCCGTATTCGGCGCGCTCCAGACGCTGCCTGTCACGCTCCAGCCCCTCGACATGGCGGCCGTACAGGTAGACACCGTATAGCGCACCCAGCACCGCGGCGAGCGAGAGCAGCCACAGGACGAGCTTGGCCTGGATGCCCATCACCTTCCCCCCTCTGCCGCCGCGCCGCCATACTTGAGCGACAGCAGCTTGCTGACCGTGGCGGACGCGCCGACCACGCCCAGGTAGATCAGCCAGACATCCGCCGTGGCGCTGTCCTTGTGGACGGCGTACAGAAAGGCGACGGTGGCCGAGGCGTAGGCGATATTCGCCCACAGCTTGGTGTGCGAGAGCTGGCCGGTTCCGGCGTCGGTGATCAGGTCTTTCAGGTTCATGTCAGGCCTCGTTCTGTGAGCTTGCTTGAGCGCTGGCGAGCAGCGGCATGGAACCTGCCGGCAGCGGAACGCTGCCAGGCCAGCGGTATCCGGCGACCCGTGCACGGTCGAAGGGCGCGATGCTTACCGCATTGCCCTGGTTGCCGCCCAACACCATCAGCCGGCCCTTGGCGTCCTCGCCGACCGCGAATCCGACATGCCCGCCGCCGACGCGGTCGAACACGACCACGCAACCGTATACCGGCGAGGACATCTCGCGCCCCCACGTCAGGTAGGACTTGGCCGACTCGAAGCGCGAGCTGACGATGCCCGCTTCCTCCAGGCATCCGCCGACGAAGGCGGCGCACCACGGCACCTCGTCGCTCTTGATTCCGCCGCGGCGGATGGCTTTCCACCACTGCAATATCTTCGGCTCGTGCTTCTCGCCAGGTATCTCGCGCAGGCCGATATGCCCGCGGGCGACGCCGATCCACTTGAGTTCAGGACTCAACATACCCGCCTCCTCTCAAAAATCACCCAGCACGCCACGCCAACGAGCAGCAGGTCCGGCGCATGGTGCCAGCCGAGCACCATGCCCACCGCGCCGCCGCCGGCGAGCGCGTAGCCGGCGGCCAGCCCGGCGAACTGGAACGGATGGCCGGACCACTCGTGCGCGTTGAGCGTGCCGGCCACGCAGATGCAGCGCACCAGCACCGCGCCAGCGGACAGCAGCGCGACGACGAACAGCAGCGCACTCATGGCTTGCACTCCCCGCTCACGGTCTTGCCGAAGCGGCTGAGCAGCAGCGGGAAGACGCTGGGCGTCGCGCCGCCGATCACCAGGGCGAGCAGCAACCGCAGCGGATCGCCCCCCGCAATATCAGGCACGCTCGACACCAGGTAGCCCGCCGCCACCGGCGAACCGTAGCCTGCCAGCATGGCCGAGAACAGCACCGCCGCGGCGGCCTTGAGGCGGCTGTCGATGGTCTGCATCCAGATCGAGACGAAGATCGCCGCCAGCGCGCCGATGGCCAGCGCGTCAGCCTGCGCGCCGAGGATGATGGTGACGGAGCTGATGCCCGCCCCGGCGAATCCTCCTGCAGCTACGGTTACGTGGGGCTCGGCCATTACTCCCCCTTTCCTAGTTGCACCGCATCCACGGGTTGATGCTGAATACATGCATCCCGTCCGCATCGGTCGGCACGTAACGCTTGCCGTTGAACCACGGAGCCAGCTTCCAGCCCAGGCGCAGGCGGATGCAGCGGTCGATGAACGGCCATTTGATCAGAATGTACAGCTCGAACACGCGCTCGCTGCCGCTGTCCATGACGGCGTAGAAGAATCCACCGCGGTAAGGCGACTCGGTGATGGCTGCATCGCCAGCCAGGCGCACAAGGCTCGCCATCATGTTTACCGCTGTTCCCGGTTGCGCGAGCAGCGGCCTGAACTTCGCCCAATCCGTCGCCCGGTACGCCGGGTTGCGCCACAGCCAGCGCATCGCCGTCCAGTACCAGCCGGAGAGGTCGTACTCGGTGGACGGCCTGCCGACGTGGTTGGGGTCGCCGGGAAGCAGGCAATCCGGCGTTTCCATCCAGCGGAACGGCCGCGCCAAGCGACCGGTGCCGGGATCGGCGAACAGCAGCACAACGATGGGCGTGAGCACCATCGCCGGCAGCGTGGTGGCGATGGCGTAGAGGGTGATGAACAGCCAGCGAATGAGTATCATGCTATCCCCGCTGCGTCGAGCCGCGCCTTCAGGGCGGCGTTTTGCTGCGTCAGCTCCTGCACAGCCTTGATGAGAGGTGCGACCAACTCATCGTAGCCGATGGATTTAACATCATCGCCCCCACTCAGCGCATGGTCTTGGTAGCCGCCGAAATCAACCATCAGAGCATCACAGACGGACTTTACTTCCTGTGCGATCAAACCGTGATGGAAGCGGCTCCGTACCTTGCTGCCATCTCGAATGATATTTGCCAGCTTGCACGCTTCACGCCATGCTGCCAGTTCAGCATCATGCTGCGTCCGCGCAGTATCGTATGCTGCCATCTCGTCGGCTGTCGCATCATCAGCAGGGGCAGTGAGCGCGAACGGGGCAGGCATCGGCGGCTTGTAGTCCTCGCGCATGTCCCAGCGATAGTCCACCGGACGCAGCGCATTGATGAAAGACAGGCCGAGAACGGTATCGCGCACGTCCGCCTTGTCACGCAAATCTGAGCGGTTCTGCACCGTGCCGTAGACGTAGGTGGTCGTAGCGCTATCGCCAAGCTGGACTTGATTGGCAGCGGTAATTTGAGCGTTGTAGCCGACACCAGTGCAGTTGCTTGCGGTAGTTACACCATTCAAGGCGGCAGTTCCCAGCGCGCTGTTGCGAAACCCGGCAGTATTACTTGCAAGAGCCGAGGCGCCAACTGCTGCATTTTCGTAGCCACTCGTATTAGCACTCAGCGCGCTATAACCAACACCTACATTTGAACCACCAGTAACCCCCGCCCCACTGCCCATCACGGCATAACCAAGAGCAACGTTGAATGATCCGCTGGATATGGCGGCTCCGCCAGCGTAACCAACGGCTGTATTACCGGTACCGGTTGTAGTACTCAGTGATGTGAATCCAACAGCCGTGTTATAGTGCGTAGTGGTTGCTGACTGCAATGCCTGCGTGCCGATGGCAACATTACAAATGCCTGTTGTTATGACCTTACCGGCCTGATGCCCGATTCCAGTATTGTTATTCCCTGAAGTCACCGCAACAAGCGCACTACTGCCCACCCCTACGTTGTAATAGCCAGTGGTGTTTGCATACAGTGCACTGTCACCGACCGCAGTATTATTATTTGCGGTTGTCGTTGATGTAAGCGCGAAAGTTCCAACGGCAGTATTGGCAGCTGCCGTAGTCGCACTAGTTAATGCGCTTTTCCCGATGGCAGTATTCGCAACCCCCGTAGTATTCGCGCTCAGGGCGTTCGCGCCGATGGCCGTGTTGTTTGCACCGGAGGTATTTGCTGTAAGAGCGTCGAACCCAATTGCGGTGACACTGCTTCCTGTAGTATTTGCCGCAAGCGGCGCACCCGCGCCATAGGCCGTATTTGACGCAACCGAGCCGCCACCACGATAATTAACGTTGCCGGTGAAGGTCGCGCCAGAGAGCGAAGCATAAAGAGCATCGAAGTACGCTTTGAGCGTGGCTTTCAGATTCGCCCATGTCAACTTCTTTGTGGCGTTCGACGCGGCACTATCGCCAATCGCCACTACATCGGCATCGACAGGAGTTGCTTTGTCTGTCCCAGCCGCGATCAGCGCGCCGAGCGCAGAATAGAACGTCGCCTTGAGGTTCGCCCATGTTAGCTTCTTCAGGCTAAACGACGCCTCGCTATCGGCCAATGGCAACTCATCAGCGTCAACTGGCGTTGTTTTGCTTGCTGCTGCATGGGTAGGAACTGCAACAGGCGTGTTTGCAGCGGCAGCAGCGCTGGCGGCCGCTTCCGTTGCAGAATTCGCCGCATTGGTTGCACTGGTCGCGGCGTTGGTTGCGCTAGTTGCCGCCGCCGTCGCGGAATTGGCCGCAGCCGTGGCAGAAGTCGCGGCGTTGGTTGCTTGCGTCGTGGCTGTGGTTGCAGAATTCGCCGCATTGGTTGCACTGGTCGCGGCGTTGGTTGCGCTAGTTGCTGCCGCCGTCTGGCTTGCATTCGCCGCAGTGGCACTCGCTGCTGCAGAACCGTCCCCGGAAATTCCTATCCACTTCGTGGAATCGAAGGTTCCTGTCGATGTGTGCGCCGTATGGCAGATGTAGGCAAAGCCGGAGTGCTGCACCACGTCTTTGACAGCGTAGGCAGTTCCGGCAACCCAATCGCCTCTTGGAATACCGCCAGTCGAAACCAGCGCACGCGCCTGCTCGGAGAGCATGTACGGCTCGATCAACAAGTCCTTCATCTTGCCGTCGTCGCGCTGCAATGCCTTGAGATTGGTGTTCAGCGCGTTGATCGAGGCCGATATATTGGCCAGCTCTGTATCGAGCGATACCGTCTTGACGGTGGAACGGCCGGCGACGTTGTTGCTTTCGTCGGTGGCAAACCCGGTTGTAGGGTTGTAATTCGGCGCGAATGGCATGGGCAGACTCCTTCGGTTTTGCCCATGCTAGGGAAGGCGCTGTTATTCCATGCGATTACTCGGTTTGCATCAGAGCCTCGATCTTCTCCATGCCTTCGCGCTCGATGCGGTCATACTCGCGCTGGCTGATCGCCCCCTTTTCCAGTAATCGCGCCGCGCTCCTGATCTCGGCCTTGACGCTCTTCGCCACGCCCATCTTCATGCCTTCGGCGATCTCTTCCGAACGCTGCAGGTCAATCGGCTTTGCCTTGATGCCGAAGGTCTGCATCGCGGCATACTTAGGCTGCTCCGGTAGTCCGTCCTTGCCTGTCCCGGTATAGTCCCTGAACAGACTTGCCTTCTCCAGCGTGGTGTCGAAATAATTGGCCGCGCTATTCAGGATGCGGTCGTAGTGATTCCCCATCGGAGCGACTGCCGGCATGAACTGTTTGTAGATGAAGCCAGCCGCCTTCTTCGCCTTGTCCGTGCCGGTGTCATTGCTATCGAACAGCTCCTTGCCGTCCCAGTTCCGGTTGTCGATCAGTCCGGAATAGAGACCAAGTAACGGATTGCTGGGCATTAGGGGTGCGGGGATGCCGCCGATCCCGCCCTTCTCGTTGTTCACGTCCTGGATGTCTCCGCCGGGGATGAAACGATAGACGTTCATGAACACCGGCATTCCGGTCTTCTCGTCGGTGCCGAGGCGGATGGTCTTCTGCGTGCCGAGTGCCGATCTGCCCTTGTCCCACTCGGGCAGGTTCTTGCGCTCCTCCTGCTCCAGCATTTGGCCTGCCGTCTCGGCCTCGCCGTCCCCGTACAGGCCAAGTGTGTAGGCGTTCAGCAGCGCGTTTATCGTGCCGCTGGCAATCGCCGTCAGCCACCAATCATCATCCCCGCTGTCACCGGCCAGCGAAGCATAAGTCAGCGCGTTGATGGACGCGATGATCGTTGCAGGCATCGCGAAGCGCCACGGGTATTCGACTGCGGTATGAATCAGTGCCGGCACGACCTTGTAGGTGTAGCCGAAGAACGGCAGCGCGTAATCGCGGATGACGCGTGCTGTCACTGGAAGGTCGTCGTAGTTGAAAATGTACTTGGTCGAGTACTGCACCGCGTCCTCCGGGCTCATACCCTTGCTGCGCGCGTCGCGGTAGATGGCGTACTTGAACAGCGTGTCGCCCAAGTGGTACGCCTTGGCGGCCTTCTCGTTCAGTCCGAGCGAGGCCAGTTTCCAGATAAACCTGCCAGCCCGGCGCGCCGCGCTGTCCGACGAAGCGCTGATCAGATTGCGCACCTCGGGCGGCATGCCCTTCATGATCTCTTCCTGGCTGAAGTCTCCGGTGAACAGCCCGGCGTCCTCCGCCTCCTTCACCAGTTGATCTCCGCGCGCCAGGTCACGCAGTGCGAAATAGTATTTCTCTCCGTCCCAATAGCTCACCCCGGCGAAGTGCGCCATGGTCAGGTTCGACACGAAGTTGTTCATGTGGGTGACCGGATTCAGGACCGTCTTGCCCTCTTTCCACTTCGACAGCGCAGCCTTGTAATACTTCTGGAATTCGTTGTTGTTCTGCTCGTACTGGCTGATATGGTACAGAATCTCCTTCCGCACGTACATGCCGGAAAGCATGCCGTAGCTCTTCAGGCCGCCAGTGTCTGGTATCTCGGTTTCCGGGACATACACGAAGCCATCGGACGGCGTGCGGCGAGTCCATTCCGGATTCTCGGCAATGGTCTTGTACAGCCGGCCGACGGACAGATCGCGCTGCATCGACAGGTAGCCCATCACGAAGCGCAATCGGAAGTCCTCGATCTCGCCCATGTCGCGGCGTTCTTCCGGCGTGTAGTCCTTCCAGATGACGACGGTATCGGTATCCGGCAGCGGTTTCCCGTCCAGCGTCAGTTCCAGGTTGCCGCTGCGCAGGATGCGCTTGTCGTCCAGCTTCCAGCCCAACGCCTCCCATTGCGGCAGTTCGGCAGCCGTTACCACTTGGCGCTTGCCGCGTCCTTTCAGTGACCCGCTGCGAAACCCATCCACCGGGCTGCTCTTGAACGCGCGGCGCCACACGCTTTTGATCTCCGGGTCGAGGTGGCGCAGGTAGAAGCGCGGCAGGTAGCGCCCCTTCCATTTCTCGTAGGCGTCCTCAGACAGCATCTTGAGATCGACCGCATCCTGCCCCTGCTGCGTCATGGCCTGCTCCACCACGGCGGCGATCTTCAGCGCGTGCTCCGGCGGCACGTCGTCGTTCCTCATCTCCTGCGTCACGATGCGCGAGATCAGCCCGGCCTCTTCCTCGGTCATGCCCTTGGTGCTGTTCACCACCTCGCCAGCGACACGCATGGCCTTGTCCAAGTCGGCTTTCTGCCGGCGGATCAACTTGGCCAGTTCCGGCGTCGCCTGCGCCATGCCCAGCTTCACGCCCATCGGGCGGAAGAACGCCGCATGCAGAAAGTCCTTGAAGCGGCGCGTACCGAGCAGTTCCGAGCGGATGTTGCCGAGTTCGTCACGGCTGTAGAGCAGCGGAACGGACTTCGGCAAAATGCGCGCCACGATGTCTGTGTTGCGCGGAACGGCGGGACCTTCCTTTGGTGCTGGCGCGCGGCTTGACATGGCGTAGCTGCCGTCCTCATGCTCGACTGCCGGTTCCGCCTTACCCTCAACCTTGCCCTTCATCTGGCGGATCAGGTCAAGTATCTCGGCGTCGCTCACCTCGTCGGCTTGCTCTCCAGGCTTTCCGAGTGCCGCACGCATGAAGCTGCGTAGCGCATCCACCACTCGCTGGATCAGCGCCCGCAGCCCGCCGCGCATCTCCGCCGGGACGACCACCTGGTAGCGATCCAGCAGCGCATCGAAGTCGCCTGTGATGTGTGCCGCCGCCAGCTCGGCTATCGCCTCGTCCACATGCTTCCTGGCGTTGAGCGGCTCTTTGCGGTCGGCGGCGATGGCCCTGGCCAGCCTCGTCACGGTGCTGTTCTTCGCCGCAGTCTCAACCGTATCCTTGACGGACCGTCCAAGCATTCTGATGCCGCCGTGTCCTACGACCTCATGGACAGCAACCCACACCGCGCGCTCCGGCGTGGCGATATTGGAGGCGATCAGGTACACGGTGTTCGTCACCGGGTCATAGACGCCCTCGGTTCCCTGGTCGATGGGCTTGAGCGCGCGCAGAGAACGCAGATACAGGTCGTTCGGCACCTGGCGCGCCGTCTCGATGATCTTGATGTCGCGGAACCCGTGCCAGCCGTTGCGCAGCCGTGCAGTGGCCTTGGTGACTGATTCGACGGTCTGACCGCCTCCTGGGTTGCCTCGGCTGAACAGCGCCGCGCCGGAGCCTTCGGTAATCTCGAACGTCCCGTCATCACGGACAATCAGCGTGCCGTCGCGCTCCCCGAACGTATTGAAAAAGCGCCCGAACTTTCCGTCTTTCCAGTCGTAAGTCCCGGCCTTTCCGCGAAGGCGCGCATTGAAAAACAACACTCCTGATTTGTATTCAAGCGCGGCTTTCAGCGGGTCTCTTTTCTTCCCGAAGTCAACCTTTTTCGCCCCCTCCGGTGCGCTCTCCAGTTCCGCCGATTCGCGCGCCGACTTCTCTGCGGCAAGGCGTGTCTTGACCTGCTCTTCCAGCGCGTCAACCTTTGCCCGTTCTGCCTCATTCTCCGGAAAGAAACCAAGCAGCGGTCGTCCGCTTGAGTGTCCCGCCATGTGGTGCCACTCCACGCCGGAACCCCATGCTTCGGAATCCGTCGCCTGCACCACCTTGTATGCGGCATCCCTGCCGCCGGAATCGTTGGCATTGCGAGAGTTCCTGCGCATCACGCTGAATGCCGGATCGGCAACAAACGATACTTCCGTCCCTTCCGGCGTCACGCCGGTTACGATGGCATCCCTGGCCTGTTTCATGAACACGGCCAAGTCAAGGTCGGTAAATCCGTCCAACTTGTCGGCCAGCCAGTTCCAGTTGTGCCGTTCCGCGAAAACCTGCAATGCCTGTTTGATCTTGCCCAGCACCCACTTGATCGCCTTCGCCGTCTCGCCCGTGGTCTGCGCGTGGGCGATCAGCTCGTTCACGATGGCCGCACGCTTCTTCGCCAGCGCGGTCTTTTCCAGCCCAATAACGGCATCGGTAACGGCGGATATTTCCTTTTCGATCCCGTACTGGCGCGCGATCTTCAACACCCCAGCCGTGCCGCCCGCGCGCTGCCAGAATTCGTTCATCACCGGGACTGCCGCTTTACCCAGCACAGCGAATGTGCCAAGATGCCCCAATGCCTCATGCACCAGAGTTTCCTCAACCTCGGCAACCGTCCCGATATTCGGGCGCACCAGATAGGCGTTACCTTGATAGACAAAGCCCTTGATCTCGTTCGGCGGATAACCAAGCTCTTCCGCCGCCGCAAGAATGTCAGCCGGAATGTTGGCATGATCGTCTATCGTGACGATCCGGTTGCGGCTGACCGCATCCCATCCGGCGGAAAGCCGATGGACGGCTTCATCGAAATCTTTGGCGGCAAGCGGCTCGACGACCGGTGAGCCCGTCTGGAACATCGCCGTGTCAGTTGTCTGGGTAGTCGAACCAAGAACCTCCCGCACATCCTCCGGCGAAAGCGTGTCTGTGTTCAGCGCCTCGATGGCCTTCAGCTTCGCGGCTTTGTCCAGGTCGGATGAGATGATGGCGGCTTTGGCGGATTGCTTGCTTTGCTCGGCTGGCTGGGGTATATTGTTTCTACCGGATGGCTGAAAGACAGAAATTTCGCCCTCTGCTGGAACCTCATGGTTCACTGGATGATGGGTACGGCGGCCATCCAGCCATTCGGCACTTTTATTCCTGTACTGCTTCAATCCCCTATCGCGTGTGGTAATGATGTTCACAACATCAGTTCCGTTGCCATTCTTGGAAATCTCCAGCACGACCAGATAATTCTTGTCTGTCTCATAGACAATGAACGCGCTATTCTCCCGAGTCGGGTTATGCAATACCTCTGCCTTACCTTCGATGATCTTCGGCAGCGAGTCGATTACTGAATCCAGCTCAGCATGACGCTGTTCATCAGTATGTTTCAGCGACTTTCCGGATACTCGGACGAGCGCATGTTTTTCGCTGAATCCGTCGATGAATTGCGAAAGATCATCAATCGTGGATTGCGGCAATGTACCAACAGAAAATGTCGCATCAGGGACTTGCTGGCCTTTCTCCTTGCCGAACACATTGGACTCAAGGTATCGGCGGACTTCGCTGAACGGCTTTACGTTTCCGGCCTGATTGCTTGACGTTTCGGCGGCGCTGATGCGCGCGGTTATCTTTTCAGCGTCATCCTTCGACGTGAATATGGATACCCTCTCACCATTGTCGGCGGCTGCGGCAATCCGATGGCGACCGTCATTTACGCCGATCTTGCCTTTCGCATTGATTGCCACCTCGATATTGCCGGTGGACTTCTTCCCGCTGCGCACGGCATCCAGCTTGTCCTGGCTCCACGCAAGCTGCTCCCCGTTGTCGCTCTCGAACGCATTACGCAAAGCACGCGCATCAACCTCGATCTTGGTGTCGTAACCTTCGCGCCCGGTATCGGTTTGCGTTGCCAGCAAATCCTGCTGCCCATGCGCAGCCCCAACGTCCGCAGCGCGGTCGCTGCCGGTCAGGGTGAATTCTTCTGGGGATGGCGCAGCTTCACGGCGGGCCCGTTCTTCCGCCGCCTGCTTGCGCTGGAGGTCTTGCGCTTTTAGCTCTGCTTCGGTTTGGCTTTGGAGCGCGAATCCTGGCGCTTCTGATGCAGCTCGTGCGCCGCTTTTAGCACCTTCTTGCGCTCGCTCTCCGGCACTTTCAGCAGGATTTCCGCCACCTCTTTTGTCATTTTCGCCATATTGTTCTCCAAGGAATACGGCCAGCGCCGCATCATCCGTCCGCAGGTCATCGCCAAACGGTATATCTGTTCCCTCATCGAGCAGGTCAGCGATGCCGCTTGCATAGCCTACGTGTTCATCGCTCAACGCCTCGCGCTCGGCAATCTCCGCCATGCGCAGGGCATCTTCGGCCAGATAGATCGCCTCGTCAAGCTGCGTTTCGGACAGATTTTTCCACTTTATCCCCAAGCTTTCGGCATGGGAAATACGGTCATTGCTGTATCTGTCCTTGGCCTGCTGTTCGGCGAATTTCTCGATGGTCGAGGCCTTGAAGTTGCGCTCTCCTCCGATATGGGCGCGGATCATGTCCTTCAGTTGCTGCACGCCGCCATCCACGGAATGCGTGTCGATGGCAAAGCCTTCATCCGCCAGCGAGGTCGCCAGGTCATCCAGCCCGCGCCCGTCGTTCTTGAAGGCAAAGCGCCAGCCGCCGAGCTGCTTGCGGTCCTTCTCTCCGGTGATGTCGAACATCGCGCCGGCATCCACGCCGCCGAGTTGCTTGATGCGCTGCAACAGGTCGGACGAGGCCCGCGGCTTGCGCGCAGCCTGAATTGAAGGTGCGCTTTCCTGAAGAGGCGTGGCCGGTGCTGTGATAGGTGCGGTCGCGGATTGTGCCGTAGGTTTTGCATCTGCCACCGGCTGTGCGCTCGCCAGATCGAATCCACCTTGCACTCTATCTGATGCAGTGCGTTGCGCGTCGGCCAGTTCCTTCGCCTTGGCAAGGGTGGCAAGCACGGCGTCGTAGTCGGTCTTGGTTTCCGGATTGGCTGGCCGTGCCATTCCAGGCGCTGCTACTGCTCCGCCCATGACAGAACCAGCCATGATGCCTTCCACCGTTGCGCGGTTGACGCCCTCCATCACCGGCTTGTCCTCGGCGATGTTCTTCAGCATCTGCTCCATCGAGGACTGCGTACCCTCTTCGATGATGCCTTCCTGCATCATCGCAGCAGGGATGCGTTTGTAGAATGGAGAAGTCACTGCCGATGTCGCCGTTCCGCCGGCGAGCATGGTATCCACATCACGGATGCCGAACTTGCTGGCGAGCGCGCCGCTGTATTTTCCGACCGCTGCGCCCATGATGCCTGTCGCCAGACTTGCCAGCGCCGCGGTGCGTGCATCCACCGACTTGTCGATCTCGTTCATTTGCTGGCCGGCCATGATTGCGCCTTCGCCAATAGCACCAGCCGTGGTCGCCGCCTTCTGCATCGCAGCCGGAGCCAGCCCGGCCTTGGAAAGCATAGCGACACGACCAATTGCGCCGCCTGCGGCCATGGATGGCAGCGACTGGATGATATTTCCGGCAGTCACGCCTAGATTGGCGGCATATTCCTTGGTGACATCCCACCAGTCTTTTGTTTCATCGTTCCATACGGCGGTGATGTTGTTCTGGCCTTGCTTGCGGATGTCGGAATATCCGGCCTCCAGTTCCTGAGCGTACTTGGCTGGCTGGAATCCAGTCACCCTCCCAACCTCATCGAACAGCTTATCGGCGGGCCGTTCGCCAACAACCAGCGCCGGCGCGATGTCCAGCAATCCGGTGAAAGCTCCGGGAACCTTGGCTACGCCGATACGAAAATCCGTCGCCGTGTCGGCGATGACATGGTGAGCATTGGCATAGTTGCGCTGCTCGACTCCTTGAGCATATTGAGCGCCTTGCTCTGTCAGGATACGGCGCGCATTCTCGCCTTCCGGCGTATCGCTGGCCGCCAATGTGCGCAGCGAAGCCATGCGCGCATTCTCTGCGTCGATGCGCTCTTGCTCCGCCCTCCCTGACGCCTCAACCGCATCCGCCATCACCACTTCCGGCTTGCGCGTCACCGCCTCCTGATCCGCGATGCGCGGCGAGCCGCTTCCCTGAATGAAGCGCGATGTCTCCGCCATGGTGTCATTCTGTCCGTCTGCCTTGGGCGCAACAGCGCGCTCCGCGGCAATATCCTGCGCGCGGGTATTGACAGAAGAATAGCCGTTTTCATCGAAGCGGATGCCGGAGCGGATCGCGGCCAGCTTGCTGTTGGTCGCATCGACCGGCGCATCCATGACGGACGGACTACGGAACAGCTCATTGGCCGAACGGTACAGGCGGTCCTTCATGGGGGCGGATTGAACGGGTTCATCTTGTGGCCCTATCGGTTTCGCCGAGGAAAGATCAAACCCGCCGGATACCGGCTTGGCCGAAGCGAGGTCGAAGGTCATCAGTTGACCTCTTCGTATTGCTTGCCATCCGGTGACACATAGGCACGGTTGCCGCGCGCGTCAGTGTGCAGCAACCATCCCTTCGCATTCTTCGCCGGAACGGCAGATGCTCCTGACTGCGCTGGTTCCGGATCTGCTTCCGGCGAAGTTCCGTTGAAGTAGTCCGCCTCGTTGATGTTGAACTTCTTGAGCCAGGCGCGCGTGAACTCATTGAATTCAGGCGCGTCCTGCGGACGCTTCCCATTCAGCGAGCTGATCGGATACATGGCATTGAAGTCTGAACGGATGTCGTCGCGCACCTGGCTGAACCTGTCGCGCCGCGCTTGCGGGTTATTCATCTCGTAGCGGGTCTTCTCTGCACCGGCGGTGCTGGCTGCGGCCGCCGCCCTGCTCTGGATCGCATCGGCCAGCAGCTTGCCGATGTTGGCGTCGTGCAGCGCCGCATCCGTCACCGCGACCGCGCCGCTGCCTTCGTTGGTAGTCCTGCCGTGCGTATCGCTGCGAAAAGGCGTGTAGGTCGCGCCTTCCTTCGCCAGTGTGTTGAGCACATTGATTGCTGTGAAGTCGCCGGAACGGATTGCATCCTCCGCTTTGGCCTGTGCCCTCAGTGCCGATACCGTTTGCGGAGTGGCCGCTTTCTCCCCACCGGCCTGAATGGCCGCGTTCAGTTGTGCGGCGAGACCGGACCATTCCGGAGCGGCATGCGGCAGCACGCGGTCTTGCGGCTGAATGGCGGTCATCAGCCCGTCGGCAAGCGCGTTGCTTCCCGCCTGTTTCGCCCATGCAAGAGGATCGTCTGAAAGGGTTGGCTTCGGTCTGGCCATTTCCAGGTCTGGATCGGCCTTCTGGAATACGGAACTTCCCCAGCCGCCTCCAGCGTCGTGTGTCTTGAGTCGCTCGGCATCGGCGTCTTTCAGGCCGAGCAGTCCGCCAACCAGGCTGCTGCGCTGGGCAGGGTCGTTGAACTGCGCAATGCGCTTGGCCTCCTCGGTCTCTTTCGCCATCTGCGCGCGGCGCAGGCCGAGCGTCGCGCCGTCGATTTGGCCTCTCTCGTAGTACTTGTCATGTCCACCGGCGAATCCGCCCAGCATATCGCCGAGAGATTGCCCGAGTCTCGCGTAGGTCTGCGGCATGTTCCACCCCCCCCCTACTTCTTTCCCATTATCGAAGATGCAGAAGACAGCCCCTGCAGCAGCCCGCCTGCGAGCGAACCGCTGTCCTGCACGCCGGACAGCGCCGTGCGCGCATAGCGGTCGTTGCGGGCAATCTTCGAGCCGATGCCCGCCACCTCGCTTGCCATGTCGCCGCCCATTAGCGCCTCCTGGTCATACATCATTCCCGCAGCGCCCGTGCGCGCCGACAGCCTGGCGCGCTTCATGATGTCGTCCGCCGCCTTGGCCGTGGCGTCAGCCTTGGCGCGTGTGAAGTCGCTCGACAGGTTGCCGTATGCGCTTGAAGACACGTCTCCGCTTGCCTTTCCGCCGTTGGCGTCCATCAGTGCCTGCGCCAGGCTGGATTCCTGTTTCGTCGCCGCATTCTCGTACCTTGCGACGCGATCTTCAGGGCGGTAGGTGGTATCCGCAAAGCTCTCGATGGTCTTGGCGCGCTGCTCGTTCAGCTTGGCATTCTCTGCATCGGCCGCATTCAGAATGGCCTGACGCTGGTTGTTCGCATCCTCTGCGGCTTGTTGCTGCATCATCGTTCCGGCAGCAGAAGCGGCCAGAAGAGCTATTTCACCTCCGGTACACATGGCCTACTCCTAGTAATTTCCTGTTGAGCCGTTGTATCCACGCTGCGTTGAGCCGTTTCGCTGTTGCGGAGATTGCGGGACAGACCCATTCCGCACACCCTGGTCGTATTGATACTGACGATATTGGTTGTTCAGTCGGTCGAAGAATCCGACCAGGTTGGACGCCGATGCATCGTTCATCGCCTGCGTGGAGTTGTTGCGCATCTCGGCATAAGCCTGGTTGACTGCGCTGCCCTGGTCCAGCCCTGCCCTCACGCTGTTGATCAGCTTGATGCGTGTGTTGTCATCGGCAGCCCTGGCGTTTGTCGCCGACGTGTTCCCCATTTCCTTCGCTCGCAGCACGCCCTGCTGGAAGGTGTCCAGCACGTCCCGGTTCGAGTCAATGTCACGGCTGCCGCCGGTCAGTCCGTTGCGCGCGAGATCGAACGCCAGATTGCGCTCGGTGATGGCGCGCTCCTTTTCCAGGTCGACCATCGCCTTGCTGGTGACATCTTTCGAGATGGTGTCGTATAGCGCCGCGCGCTTGGCAAATGCATCGCGCGTGGCCTGCGCTTTGCTATTTGCGGCGTCAACGGCAGCATCGTAACCAGCCTGATCGAACACTTGCACATTCCGGTTTGCTGTTCCATGTCCAATCCTGATGCGCGAATCGGCATTGTAATTGTAGTTGGCAGGCACGGAAGCTGCTGGTTTGGTCGTATAGAACGCGGATTGATCAACCGTCTCCACGGTCGGATTTTCCACGCCCATTGCCTCGTTGATTTTTGCAATCGCCGCCGCGACGCGCGCATCCTCGTCAGCCTTGCGCTGCGCCGCGCCTCCGTCACCGCCTCCGCCTCCGCCGCACATACTATCCTCCGATGTCCTTAACGAATGTCTCGCCAACCTGCCGGTATCCGAGCGCCTGGTACAGCTTCCCTGCGCTCATGCTGCCGGTCGTAACCCCTGGCCTGATCTGTCTGACATCGTTGCGCTCGCACCATTCCTCGAAGCGCCTGACCAGTTTGAACGCCAGCAATCCGTTTCGGTGTTCTGGCGCAATATAGAGAGCGTAGTCGATACCCATGCGTTCCGTCGTGTACCACGGCGTGACCACATCGCCCATCATGCCGCCGATCACCTCGCCGTCATTCTCCGCCACGACGGCAAAGCCGTGACCGATGAGCAGCCTCGCCGTCTCGGCGACGCGCTCCGGCGAATAAATCATGGTCCGGTACGAGCTTTCTTCGTGCATGCGCCTGCCGAGGTCTACTATGACGGGCACATCATCCATAGTGGCCGCGCGTATCGTCATAGCGGCGCCAGCGTGTCGAAGTAATAGGTCAGCGCATGCAGCTCGAACTCCTGATCGTCGTAGTTGTGGATGTCCGGTGCAATGTTGGTTGCCAGTAGCTCGACAGGCATCAGGTAGCCGGGGCGCGAATCTCCGCTGATCGTGACGGGAGGATCGGTCTTGAGCGCCGTGTTGCGCGGGTCAAACCGGTGCGCGATCTGGCAGCTCCCGGTAACCACGGCATCCATGCCGTGAATCTGCTTGAGAATGCCCGGCGTCTTGAAATCGAGATAGGCCATCTCGATGTCAACCTGGTACAACGTGCCGTCGTCTGTCTTGACGTTGGGATCGACCTTGTACACGTTGTCGCCCGAGCGTATATACAGTTCGGCATTCAGTTCATCCATGTAGTCCAATGCGAACGGATATTCGTACAGGCTCCATGCCATTACGCCGGTCGTGCGGCTGAACGTGTAGACCATCGCTTTGCTGCCTGAATACAGCCAGTATTGCCCGCCACCGCGGTAGTACTGAGCCCTGGCGTTCGCGATGTCGAAAGCAAACGCACCAGCCAATCCGCGTATCAGCTCACGGTCGATGGGCGAGCCGATGTCGGTGTCGATCAGGTTGGTGGTGACATCCTGGCGGGTGATGCTGCGCACGCCGGCCGGGCTGAAAAAGAACACGTCTCCGGCCATGTTGGCATGCGAGTACGGCAGGTTCGAGCCGACATCTACCGCCTGCAGGAAGGCGTGATTGGCCGGATTGACATCAACCTGCCATATCTGCGATGAATCCGGGAATAGCACCACCAGCCGGTTCTGGTAAAAACCGAGCGCAGATGCCTGACTTGCGCCAGACTGTTGCAGTCCGACCGGCAGGAAGCCGGCATCGTTCGCCGCAGTCCAGTCACGCGGGTTATTGGTCTTGCAGAACCGCACCACGTCTCCGTTGGTCCCGACCGACCACACCTTGCTGGAAATCTTGGCGACCTGCTTGGTGTGCGGGCAGTTCGCGTCCGCAATGTGCGTTGCGCCAGGCGCGGCACCGTCCAGGTAGTGATGTCTGATCTCGCCACCGGTGTACTCGACCGCAGCGTACAGGTAGCCGTTGAAAACGTCCGCATAGTGCGCCTTGGCCACCGCCAGAGCGGCATTTGTCGGGCTGCGCACGTTGTGCGCCTGGAACAGCGGATTGGCGTGCGTAACGGTGCCGGTCCCGCCGTAGAAGGTGTTGAGCTTGCCGTTTCCAGTGAACAATCCGGTCGTGCCAGCCTCCAGCGTCGCGATCTTGGTCAGGCCAGGCCGCTTGCGGATGGTCTTGCCCTCGGTTGCATGGGCGTTCTTGAGCGAGCGCAGGCGGTTCGCGTCGGAAGTACTCAACCCCTTGCGGAGGTCGAGGCCGAAGTCGAAGCGGTCGAAGGTAATTGACTTCGGCACGTCACACCTGTTGGTCAGGCGTCGGCGGATGGTCGTATGGGCTGGCTGAGCGCTCCCTTCTCCATACGCTCCTGGAGCGATGCCGCGCTTTCACTTTGGCGAGCAGCGCATCGAGCTGGGAAGCGTAAGTCTGCGCGTCAGGCTGACGGTAGTGCGCCTTGGCGTTGGACAGCGCATGCAGGTACACCAATTCGGACGGCAGGCTCACGCGGTCGCCGTTGTTCACCAGCGGCGCCAAGGTCTTGATGTACTCGGTGCGGATGGTCAGCGTGTTTACCAGCGGAACCGGCCACACCTCGATCTGCTCTCGTCGTTCGTATTTCTGCGGAATGCTGCCTGCCGTCGTGCTGCGATCCGCGAAGCTGATACCTTCCGACAGCGGGTAGTAGATGCCGCCGTTCTTGATCCAGATGCCGATGATACGGTCTACGTTGCAGTCGGCCGGGTAGTCGTAATACTGCTGATTCGTCCCGGTCTGCCGCTCGTCCGCCGCCTTCAGCTCCAGCCAGTCGAACTGCTCGTAGAGCTGTTCCTGCGCCGAGCGGATCATGGAATCGATCAAGCCGGAGTTCACCACCCCGGCCTGTCCGGCCATGCCGAACCCCAGCCTGGATTGAATGTCCGAGCGGATTTCGCCCAGCGTGCGTTTGAGCGGCAGCATGTTGATTATTGAGCCGCCTTGGCTTCTTCAATGGCCGCTTGCAGCTTGGCGACTCCCCAGTTAGCCTTGGCCGGGATGCCGAGCGCAATGGCCTCTTCCAGCAGCGTCGCCTTATCGGCCGGAGCAAACGCCGCCTCGAACTCTTCCAGGCTGCGCCATACCGATCGTGTCGGGTTGCGGTGTTCACTGTCTCCGATGTAATACTGTTCGAGACGCGCGAACTCGTCCGCGGTGTCGAACTCGGCCTCCTTGACCGGCGGTGCAATGTCGGTAAGGTGGATGTTCTCTTCGCCGTGTGCGGCGCGCAGCACCTCGACCTCGTGCGGGAACACGGTCAGCGGTGTCTTGTTGTCCTCGCCGCGCACCAGCAGCACCACTACATAGGGTTGTTTGACTTTCAATTTGCTCTCCTTCGTCAGAAAAACGTCCGCCACGCCGGAGCATGGCGGACACATTCAACTACTACGCGATGGACAGCACCGCGTTGCTGTTGCGTTTCGCACAGCCAATACCGAACTTTGAAGTCATCGCGAAGTGGTAGGTGTACTGGTCGATGGGACGGCCCGGATAGCGCATGCGCATGAAGTCGTCTGCATCGCGGCGGAACTCAATGCTGTTTGCCAGGTTCAGCATGTAGCAGCGCTTGGACCATGGAATCGCCGGAGCGGCCAGGCCGAAGTTGGTATCGAAATCCGGCACGTAGGTCAGCGGGATACCGTCGAACTTCAGCGTGTCGGTCGCCATGTCAATGGACAATTTGGAGCCGCTGCCATAGGTGATCTGGGTCTGGTTGGACGCCAGCACCGCATTGCGCAGGGCATCGTAGAAGTCCGATCCACAGAAGACATGGGTGAAGCGCCCCTTCTTGCGCTGGATGTTGCGCTTGGCTGTTTCCAGCGCACCGAGCAGCGCGGCCTGCGTGGAGGCAAGAGCGGTTGCCGCATGGTTCTGCCACCAGGCGTTGCTGGCCGAGATGTTGCCAACGGTTCCTGCGGTCGGCGTCAGCGAGACGATGGCATCGATGCCGGGCTGCGCGTTGGTGTACTGCGAACCGTCCAGCCACAGCAGCGCGTGAACGTGGTCCTTCACACCCTCCTGCAGCGCGGTATGGTGCGACAGGATCATGTTGGTCAGCGCCACGGCCTCGCCCTTGGTGGCGGTGCTCTTGCCGGTGTCGTCGGTGACGGTGATGCCGGCGCGCTTCAGTTCGTCCTCGTTCAGCATGAAGCCGTCGTGGTGGTTCATCCAGTCGAACTTCGCCATGTCGTTCGGGTTGCGGCTGTTGTAGGTCACGCGGCCGTTGCCGGACCACAATTGGCCGTTGGCGTCGTTCGACTTGTAGACGTTGATGGTGAAGCCGTCCACGCCGCCCACGATGTCCTTTGCCTTTGGCAAAAGCGCATCGAGCAGCGGGCGCTCGACGTTTATTTGATCTACGGGCTTGTTCTTCCCGTAAGCCGTGATGGCAACCTTGCCGATCTTGGCGATTTCTGCGGCGTTCAAGGCCATGATGATTCTCCTTTATCGAAAAAATAGGTTCAGTTTTCTCGGTCGGGCGAAACCATTTCACAGCCCTTGCGACTGGCGAGGCCGCATTCAGCCGGTGCTACTCGTTCTCCAGCCCCATTTCGCTGATGACAGCTTCCTGCGGGCTGGGAGACTTTCCCTGCAAAAGCTCCTTGGCTTTTGCCAGGGCGGCGTCGATGCTGCCGACGCCTTCCAGATAATCCTTCTCGCTTGCTTCGTCCTCCGGCGGGCAGATGCCAACCGAAAACAGACCGTCTTCGCCGATCTCGATTTCCACGCAAATCTTTTCCATGCCCTATCCCCTTAATCCATCAAACCGAGTTCCTGCAACACTGCCTCGGTCGGGTTGCTCGGTGCCGGGCGCCCAACCGTATGCCCGGTTCCGCGCAACGGTGCCGGCGCGGCGCTGCGTTGCGCCTGCCCAGCCAGCGCCGCCTTCAGGCTGCGGTACTGCATCTCGATCACTCGCGGCCACTGATCCGGCGGGAAATTGCGCGCCACGTCCTCCATCTGCGCCTGCAGGTGTGGCAGCAGCGCCTTGAAGTCCGGGTCGGTCTGCTCCCAGTTGGCCTGCATCTGCTTCACCGATTCGACGGACTGCTGGATGGCCTGCTGATGCGCGGCGCTGAATTCCTGTTCCCGCCTGAGCTGCTGCGACTCGCGGCTCGCGCGCTCCTGAATCCTGCGGCTGCGCGCCAGCTCAAGTGCGGCCTGCTCGGTGATCTCAAGACCATCCACCTGCCGCTGCAGGTCGGGGAAGTCATCCAGCACGCTCGCTTGGATCGTGATACGCTTGCCGTGGGCGGCCTCGAACATCTTGATGGTGTTCGAAATGGCCATGCGCACCGCCTGCTCATCGCCTTCCTGCAGCGCCTTGCGAAAGGCTGAGAACTCCACCAGGTCTTCGGCAGCGGCGGCATCGTTGTAGCCAAGCTGTTTCAGCGACTCGAACGATTCCCTGTATCTTTGCGCCTCGGCGGAGGCCTCGTCCGCGCGCTGCTTCTCCTGCTTGTAGCCTTCCGTCACCTTGCGGAAGCGCTCGTTGGCGTTCTGGCTCTTGCTGTCCAGCGGCGCAAGGTCGGCCTCAGTCAGGCCGTCTGCCTTCTTCTCTTCCGGCTGTTTCTCTTCCGGCTGTTGTTCAGCAGGCTTGGTCTCCTGCTTGGTCTCCTGCCCGGTAGCTGATTCGGATTGCTTCTCGCCTTCCGCCACCGCATCGGCGATGCCGAGTTCTTCGAGCACCGCATCCTGCGGCGTCTCGGCTTCCGCTTCTCCGCCATCAGGTGAACCGCCATCGGCTCCATCCTTGAGTTCGTCGAAGTATCCTGGCATTGCAAACAGCTTTTTCATCGGTCGGCACCTTGGTCATTCACGTGCGCCGACGGTAGCGCGACCGGATTTTTTCCATGCGATTACGCTGTCGCAGCAGGCGCTGCGATGCCGAGCAATTCCTGCGCATCAAGCTTCTCGTCGAAGCGCTTGAGAGTTTCGTCCAGCAGCTTCACCACGGAATTTGCCTGACCCGCCATGCCCTGGGCGTTCAGCATGACGACCTTCTCCATCGCCTGCTGGATGATTGGCAGCAACCGAATCCACTGGTCACGCTCGCGCATCTTGTTCGGGCGCGACGTGGAACCGGCGCGGATGCCGATGTTGACCAACTCGAACATCTCTTTCTTGGTCAGCTCCGGCCATACCGCCGATTCCCCGAATCGCTGCGCGATTTGTGCGGCGGTCACGTTCTGCAGCAGGAGCTGTGCGCTGTAGATGGCAATGTCGGTGAGCCAGTCCTCGATCACGTCCAGCGCTTCGGAGGTGCGCGACTGCATGCCCATGCTCATGATCTCCGCCTCGGTCGCGGTCTTGGCCTTGTTGATCGCGCCGCGGCTGGCATCCTGCGTGTTGCCGACCATCTCGATGTCGCGCATGATGTCGCTGGTGTCGTACATCTGAGGGTTATAGGGTATTTCCGGCAGATGGCCGAGCTGGTTCTGCAGCGGCGTGTTGGCGTCCATCGTCACACCGATCACGTCGGTGTTGATGCTGCGACCTGCGATCTTGGTCACTTCTTCGTCGGTGATGCCGGAAGCCTTGTTCAGCAAACGCACCGGGATGTTCTTCTTGCGGTGCTCGGACGCATTGGTGCGGCGCGTGTTGTACTCGTCCTGCAGCTCGATCAGTTGCTCGACCATGGACTTCGGGTACTTCTTTCCGTCCACCCGGCGCAGTTGCAGGCCGAAGAATGGATACCACTGCGCGCCCAGCGAATCAGGCGTGTACGGCTCGCGCACATAAAAACTTGAGCCCTCGCACAGCGTGTATACCGTCAAGTCTGACATGCTCCAGACCTCGTAGACATGAACGATCTTGTCGTCATCGTCCATTTCTGCGGCGTCGCCTTCGGTGTTCCCCGTGTTAATGGTGTACTTCTTCGCCGACTTCGGCGGCTCCACGCCGAACTGCGACTTGAACGCGCCGACCGTCATCTTGATGCGGTGCGCGATGGCCGACGCCTGCATGAACTCGTCGATGTCGCGGCACGAGGCATCCAGCACGATCACGTCGTCCGGCTGCAGCACGTCAACCACCAGCCCCTCTGACACGACCACCTCGACCTGCCGATTCAGAGCCTCAACCTGCTGGTTAAGCTCGAACAGCTTGGCCTCATGCTCGGCGCACTCGCCGCCTTCCGCGCCGGTCTCGGCGATCAGCGCCTTGATGCGCTCAATGTTGTCCTGGGTGTCGTTGATGCGGTTGCGGATCAGCGGGTCTTCCGAGCGCACCTTCTGGTACACCACCTTCACCCAGCCAACAGTCGCGGTCAGCGATGACCTGACGGCAGACTTCCCGCGCTGCTTGAGCTTGGCATCCTTGACCAGGTAGACGTTCATCGCAGCCTGCATGGTCTGCGCGAAGCCGCTGTATAGCGTGTATTGCTCGCGGCTCACGCGGTCGTCAGGCGTTACCGCGATCTCCGGTGCCTTGGCGTAGATTGCCGGCTGCACCGTCTCCAAGATAGAGCCGACGAGGTTGACGCGAACCTGCCCTCTTTCCCCGTCCTCGTTCGGGTTGCCGTCGGCATATTCGCGCGCCTTCTCCCACCCCTTGGCGCGCTCTTTCAGCTCCGATTCAAAGGCTTTGATGCGCTTGAGCAGGCGCTTGGCATGTGCCTGCTCTTCCTTTGGCGGCTCCGGCCTTACCTCGTCGGCTGCCTGCAGCATTGGTTAGATGTCGGACATGAAGGTGGCTTGCAGGTCGCCGCTGGTGTAGGCGGTGATGTTCAGGCGAATCTTCTGCTTGAGCGTGATTTCCTGGATTGCGAGCGCCGGACCGGTGCGTGCGGTTGCGCCGGTCGCGGTCGCCCAGGTCGTGCCATCCTCAGAGGTCTCGATCACACCGGAACCGACGAACGCGCCGGACGGGGAATAGACCAGTGCGGGCACCTTCATTCCCGGCATGAAACCGGCTTCCTCGGTGTTGATCGTCGCTCCTGCGGCCAGAGCGGCCAATACTGCGGTCTGCTTGAGTTTCATGGGATTCTCCCGGACAAGTGTGCAAAATTGCACCGGAAGCGTAGCCATCTCACGGGCTACCCATGCGATTTATCCTCGGTACGGAGAGCGCTCCTTGCGCTCAGTTGAATTCTGGTACACCCATTCGATGGTTCCTGGCGCTGCCGCCTTCCTCTTCTGTCCGCTCTGCCGGGAGAATGGGCGCGACATGCAGGCATAGCGCCAGTCATCGGCCGCGTGATCCTCCATCTCGCTGTCCAGGTCTTCCTGGTTGTGCCCGTCATGCTGCAGCAGCGGGATGGTGCGTATAGAGTCCAAGCAGGTATCGAAGGTGTAGATCATCGGCTCGTCATCGATGCCAACGAAACGCTGGCGCATCTGGTCCCATCCGTTGATGCGGTTGTTGTCCGCCTGCTTGAATCTGGCGCCGGACTTCGCCAGGCGTTCTGCGATGCTGGGGCCTCCGTCAACCTTCCAGCACGACGGGTCGGCAACGCCATAGGCGATGCTTTCCCCTTTCTCGCGCTTGACGATGCCTGCGCCGACTTCTTCAGCAGTCAGTTTCAGGCCGACGTTCGGCTCAGAAGCACCATACCATTCACGGTATCGCACCAGCGCGTTCTTCGGGATATGCAGCCCGCCGTCGCTGATCGCCCACCATCCGACAGAGAACGGCTTGGCCGAACCCCAGTCGAACGACCTGAACCTAGTCCAATTAGCCGGAATTTGGAATGGCTTAATGACATGCCGACCCTTATCCCAGCAATCGAAGAACGCCCCGGCCACAATGTCCCAGTCTCCGTCCAGCCACGCCTTTACCAGCTCGGCCGAGCCGGACGATTTCAGCAGCGCGATGTACTGTTTGTTGTCTCGCAGATATTTGTTGTCCGTCACCTTGGACGGGATAAACACCCGCGTCAGACCCGTTTCCGGATCGGTGAACGGATGGTAAGGCGGCGCCACGTCGATGAATCGCGACTTAACCCAGATATGGCCACGACCTCCAGGGTTTCCCGATGCCCGAATACGGCCGTGCACACCGTGCGCCGAGCGCAAGCAAGCCTTCAGCTTGTTGTACCCGTATGGCGTCGCGTGATTGGTCAGCTCGTCGAATCCGATCCAGGTGTACTGATGGCCCTGGTATCCGTCTGCATCGCGTTCGTGCTCCAGATAGCGCATCTTGAGCGTGGCACCGGATAAAAAATACCAGCAGTTCGAGAACGGATATTCCGCGCTGGCCTGCGTTTTGTACACCGCGCCCAGCGGAGGGTACAGCTCGCGCGCCCTGATTTGGAGCTCCTCAAGCTCGTTGTAGGTCTTGCGGAAGATAATGCCGCGCCAGATTCTTCCCAGCCTCACATCCTGCAGGTAGTCTCCAAGCAGGTAATCAGACTTGCCACCGCCACGCGCGCCGCCGAAAAACAGCTCGTCAACGAACTGCGCGGTGATCGCGCTACTTTGCGGACCCGGCTGCGGTTCCCAAACCATGAGACTTCAACCACTCTTCCTTCGTCAACTTCGGGGCTTCGCGCACTTCCTGCGTGATGGTGCCGCTATGATTCGTCTCGGTCTTCTCGACCATCAGCCCTAGCATCTTGGCCTTGGCAATCGTCGCGGCCGTTGCCGCAGCCGCCTGCGGAGTCAGCGCAGACAGCGCAATATTCCTGTTCTCGTCCAGCTCCCTAATGATGTCATCCACTGTGATCTCATTGCGCTCTTGTGCCTGCTTCTGCAATTCCACAAGAGCGCTTTTTACCTTTACATTCCTTAACAGCCTTGATGCTTGCTGCTCTGCTGTCCTCTGGCTGAAACCGGCACGAATAGCGGCTTGCTTGCCGTTGTAGTCTTTAACATATTCGCTGACGAAAGCGGCCTGCTTCGGTGTCAACTTCTTCTCGCTCATACCTCCTCCGCAGCCTCCACCGGCATGCTCACGCCGAACACCTTCACGTAATCCAGCCTCTTGAACAGATGCACCCGGTTATGCCCGTCAATTCTCGCCCTGGCCTTCTTCACGATTCCGCGCTCTTCCATGCCGAGCAGCGCACACAGTGCCGTCTTTACCGGCAATTCGCAGCGTGCCGCGATGGCCGCCACCGGCTGCCAAGTGTTAAGCAGCTCTCCATGAACCTTCATCTCAACCTCTGACAGCCTGTTCTTGTTCATTCTCCCCCCGGTTGCTTGCTTATCCTCACCTCTACCGCCCCGCCCATCACTGGAACGTCAGACACGAACGGATGCGACACGAACCGCTTATCATCCACGCCCAGAGCATCGGCAATCCCGTCCCGGTACGACTTGAACGATGCCAGGCAGTTGTCGTCATCCGGCAAACGTCTGGTCTTTGGCCTGAACGTGATCCACAAATGGATGCGCCCCGCATATTCGGCAAACGTCTGCTTGTTAAGGCCAGCCTCTCGCGCTGCATAGAATCCGGCCGCTCGCGCCTTCTTTGCCGATCCGGCCTTCTTTGCCCAATGAGTCCTGGCATTCGGAGAAAGCGCCTTGTCCGGCCACGGAAGAACGATGGTCGTCATACTCCATCCCTATCCTTGCACCGCTCCGGCCTGTCCACCTGCCCCGCCTCCCGGTTTGTCCCGAACTTGATGCGCTTCAACAAACAACCCCAACTGGTGAAATACACTGGCGGCTTCGTCACCACACGGAAGGCATGATGCTTGCAGCCTTGGCATATCACGCCGCCAACCTTGCCGCCATCCGCGTTGCCGTGCGCGCAATCGCCACATTCGGCTGGAGCTCGAACCATCCAAGCAACAGATTCGCGCTCGCCTCCATCGCGGCATAGCGCAGCTCGGTGCATTGGTACTCGGCCGCATGGATTTCGTCGCACAACCGGCGCACCGATCCGCAATGCGTATGGATATGCGCCGCCTTCGTCAGCTTCTCGCACAACTCGGCCAGCACGTACAGATCGACCAGGTGCCGCTGGTTCGCCACGTTATGCTCCAGCGCCAGCAGCGCCGCATGCGCGTCCAGCGCGTAGCGGTTACGCTTCACGCCCAGCGGCATCACCGCGAGCGTGCTGTGCTTCTTTCCGCGCTTCCGGCTCATTTCAGCACCACCAATCCGACATCGATCCAGAATTGCTGTGTCCGCTGAACCCCCTGCCGGTGCATCAGCTCGATCTCGTCGCGGGTGAACTGCTTGGACTTCGTGCGTCCGTCGATTAGGTCATGGCACGAACTGCAGCAGAACGCGCCGAACAGGTCGCTGGTCTTGGTTCCCATGCCGCCGCCGTTGAGGTGCGACAGCACCACCGTTGCATGGTCGTGATTGCAGACGCCGGGGATGCGCACCAGGCACGGCTGGCCGCGAGCGCTGTCGCGCAGGTCGCGGGATTCGTGGCGGCGCTGCTTCTGCAGGTTCATGCCGTCACACTCCACCCGCATTCCGGGCACTTGCTGCAGTCAATCAGTCGCCCTGGCCCGCCCGGCGACACCGTGCAGACTTCACCCAGGTCCCGTGATCCGGTGAATGTCTGCGCGATGGCTTGGCCTGGCTGCATGTCCGCGCCGCACTTCTTGCATTGCTGGATGCCCAGCGCCTGCTTCAATTTCAGCAAGGTGCAGTTCGCCCCATCCGCAAGATGTCCGTTCTCGTCCAGCGTCCGCTGGATCGCGGCGCGCAGCCGGTCTATCTCGCCCAGTAGCGCAGCGCGCTCGTAGCTCTCGGTGCCGCGCTGGTTCACATAGCGCGGATTCACGCGCTGGCGGATGTCGGCTTCAAATTCTGGTGTCAGTCTCATGCTTCCCCCACAAACGATTCGGCCATCTGTTCAATCTGCTCCGGCGTCAACGTCAGCCAGTACCGCTCCGCTATCAGTCGGCAGATAGCGCGCGCGACTTCGTGATATTCCCCTTCATCCATCGAATCGAACGCCAGACTGCGCGGGATCACTTGAACGACCATGCCGTAGCCAGGAACCAGAATGCCGATCTCTTCGCAGGCGATGCGCCCCTCCATTTGGAGGCGCTTGATCGCGGTATGCGCATCCAAACCGGCGAATGCCTCGATGTTCGCCGTGACAAGCTGGCCGATGCGATGCACCAGCCGGTTGAATCGCGGGTTGCGCAGCTTCACCAGCGTCGCGGCGATGACATCGCCGGGCTTGTAGTTCTTCTCCTTCAGGCGTGATGCGGCGTACTGGTCGGCCGGTATCAGGCCGCGATCATTCACCCGGAAGTAGATGCGCTCTTTCCTTGCAGTCATGCTGCGTTCCTTTGCTCAACCAATCGCAGCGATGTTTGCGCAGCAAGATCGCCTGCGCGCGATATTTGCAACATTTGCTTTTCAACGCCGCCAAGCATCACGCGATGTGCAGCATCCTTGTCTCCAATCAACATGGGCTTGGCAACCTTCTGGCCTTGCTGACGATTGTTTGCTCCAGCCAGGCCGATCAGCACCGGGGGGTATTCCGGTCGCTCATTGCGAGCCTTGAACCCGCGATAACGGTTCTCGAATTCACGCGCCACGAACGGCCACTCGTCCTCGCTTTTTTGTCCGAGCGCGATCCATCCGCCCATGTCATGCAGCACTCGATGAATCAGCGGGTCGTCAAAGGCCACGTCCTCCCATGTGCCGACGTGGCGCACGGCCTTATCCACCTTGGCCCATGCAGTCAGCGCGGCATCCTGCGTCGATCCTTGCAGCATCCGCACGATGTCTGCCGGCTTTGGCATGAACTGGCCGGCGTCTGGATTCATCACATGCCGATTGAGCGCCTGAGACACCGCCGAGAAGTCGAACGGACGCATCGCTTCCCACCAGACTGACAGCGCGAATTTGCTCACGTCTCGCTGATAGAATCCATGCACATCGGCCATCAACTGACGGAACTGATCGTAGTCAGAAACGATCATGCTGCCTCCGCTTTCGATTCTTGATTCTGCAATTCAGGCGGAACCCATTGACTAGCTACCTCCCGGTTTGAGTTCTCCAGAGCCTCCTGCTTGTTCGGCATGCGGCCCTGATGAAGCACTAGCTTTGCGGCCTCTTCGCGCTGCCGCTTAACCGTGCCGATGACGTAGTTGAACGGCTTTCCACGCTCAACCGCAATACGCGCCGCACCCTCAAACTCGGCCAAGGTCGCGCCAGCTTCGAGCAGCGCTTGCAGGGTTGGATTTCCTGGGTTGCAGGTCAGCGGATCTATGCCAAGCTCGATGATCCGCTTACAAACCGCACCGGATTGGGTTGGCGCACACGCTTGAGCGCCCTGTTCGGAGTAAATCTCTGTGTGTGTACTACCACTCTCTACTACAGAGATACTTGGAGTCTGGTGTCTGGTGTCTGGTGTCTGGTGTCTGGTAGCCGTTGCAGGCGTTGCAGGTGCCGTTGCAGGTAACGGCTTATCTGTTACTTCTGAAACGGCTGGCTGTATCCGTTTCACCATTTCTCGCAACTCGGTGATTCCGACATTCCAATTTGCGTGCTGACCTGCATCCGTCAGCATCTTGAACAGCTCTGCGCGCTCGTCGCGATGACGCTTCAGCCTGTTTTTCTCATTCGCCTTTTTTACTTCGCGCTCAGGCTCGCCAGCAGAAAACCTGGCTATCTCCTGCTCTGCGCGCTTCTGTATCCACACTCCATCATCCAGCGTAAAGAATTCAGCCAGCACAGCATCGACTGCATTTTTCTCGTCCTTGGAGTGCGCTCGCGCAACTCTGTATTTTTGAACATCAGGTATTCCCGCCTCGGTAGCGTAGTACCGATCCAGCAGGCGGTTGTATGCGCCATCCTCCAGCATGGATAGATGGGCCGTATCGCGGACAAAGTCGCCGAGATGGCGCTCGTAATAATTCATGAGAACAGAGCTTTCTGAATTGGCGGAATCGCCACCGGCCTGATCGTGATGCCACTGATCCTATCCTTTCGCCGCGAGGCCTCTACCAGCTCCTTCGTATCGTTCAGCAATTCATTGATTCGTGCGCTCACCGTGGACTTCTGCAATGTGAGTGCCTGAGCCAACTCTCCGATGCTCCAGTCACCTCCGCGCGCCTTGATGAATGCCAAGATGCGATTGCGCTGCTGTGCCGATTTGCCCGTCATTTGGTGAATGAGTAGGGAATCGCGGGAGGTTTCACGAACATTCGTCTGCATGGCTCAGTCTCCGGTTACGGTGTTCCTGTGGGTGAAAGCAGGGTTTTCATGTAGGCAGCAGGGTAAAAAAAGAGAGTAGTGGTCATTGTTCAGTACCCTTTCCAGCCCCTATGGTCACGAACCGGCGCATGCGCTCCTCGTGTATCTTGAGCATGCCATCGACCCCAACCACATTGACCGTAATGAGATCGCGCAAGAACTCCTGCTCGCTGCCATACCCGGACTCATGCACCAGGCGCGCCAACCCTTCCTTGATGGCGAAGGGCAGCATGGTCTTGGCCTGCTCGGTGCACTTGCCGAACGGATTGGATGCGCCGGAGCGCGATTCCATGAGATCGTCGTCATCTGCCATGCGAGGTGCCTTTCATAAAATCGTCCCGCCTATCCCCCGGCGGTCGGGTATCCAGCCATGCCGACTTACGCTTGCGCGCTGGCTCGGTGCGGTTCGCTTCAGCGAGGTTAGACTGAAGCGGGGAGAGTTTCAGGCGGGCTTGCGCGCAACCCGCCGCATCGTGCGTTTGTGCAGCGCGAGAATCTTGTTTCCCGTCGTCCAGCGCACATCCTTGCGGGTGTCGCTGTTCAGGATTTCATTGACGCTCGGAGGCTTCAAGTCGATTTCGCGCGCAATCTCCGCTTGCGAAATTCCGGCATCAACCACTTCCTGTAAGAGTCGTTTCCAGTTATTTTCGGTATCCATTCTGCGATGATAGGCGCGCCTAACATCTTAGTCAATAGGCTTGCCGAATGCACACAATGCTAATGTTAGGCATGAGTTCGCTATCAGAAAGAATCAAAGAGCTTGCCGCCGACCTTCCGCGCGGGTGGCAGGCCGAGCTTGCGCGCTATTGCAAGGTAAAGCCGCCGTCGGTCGCTGGGTGGGTATCTGGTGACACAAAAACGCTTGACGGCGAGAACCTGCTGAACGTGGCAGCATTTTTCAAGGCGAACCCGAAATGGATTGCTACAGGAAAAGGTAGAAAATACCCAGATTCTTCCACCTATTCATCGGGAAGCGCCGCTCCAGAGCAAGGCAATATCTCTCCACAAAAAATAGCCATCGGAGGAAGAGTGCCTTTAATCAGCCTAGTGGCGGCTGGTACCTGGAGAGAGAGCGTGGATAACTTAGTGCCTGGAACAGCAGAAGAATGGGTAACAACAACCGTTGCCGTAAAACAACACACCTACGCCCTGCGCGTGGAAGGCGACTCGATGGAGCCGCGCTTCCCGCATGGAGCCATCCTGATCGTGGAGCCGGAGGAAGAGGCCCGCAACGGCAGCTTCGTCATCGTGCGCCAGAACGGCTCGGAGGCCACGTTCAAGCAGCTAGTATATGATGGCGGCCAAGCCTACCTCAAGCCGCTCAACCCGCGCTACCCGATCATGCAGATGCGTCCGGACGCGGTGATCTGCGGCGTGGTCAAGCAGATGGTGATGGACGTATAATGCACTTCGTCGTCCTGTTCTTGTGCCAGATGAACAGAAGAACAACGGAACAAAATAACGTGATTCAGTTGCAGCTTCGGTTTGACTTTTCGTGAAGAAAGCCGCGATTATTTTTGCATGGCTGCTGTTGTTTTGCGTCCATGCTTCAATATTTGGAAGCCCGCATGGTTTGCTTGGCGGGATTTATTGGATGCCATCCATAGCAAAAGCCCAAGTGATAAATACGCTGGCAAACCTTGGGGTTTTTTCAATTGGCTTCGCGCTATGGCGCGTGACAAGAAAAAAACCGCAAGGAGAGTGTGAGTTCGAGAACAAATCAAATGTTCAAGTGGTGATATTTTGCATTGCGCTGTACGCGATCTACTTTGGGCTTCGCGTAGATTGCAACGACGTTTTTGATTTTTGCATCGAACCGAGTGCGTCAAGCTCATCAGTTTGTTACGACAACAAAGGGGCGTATGGCTGTGAAGAATAAGCTGACATACATCTTGTCCGCAGTGGCGGTCGCATTGGTGCTTGGATGGTTCGGCGCATACGACTACATTCCAGATGGACATCACGGCCTGTGGCGCATCAACCGGATCACGCACCAGACGAGCTATACAGACAGGGATGGCGACTGGCGTCCCATCGACGAACACGCAGAATTCGACCTTTCTACGGCACGTCCGGCCACAGGTGTCGCGCCATGAAGCGCATCATCATTTCTGCCACTGAAAGCCAGCCGCGGGCAAACACATATAACGCGGCAACTTAGGAGGATTTTTCCACTTAACCAAAGGAGAATCACCATGAAGAAACTCGCATTTGCCGTCGTTGCCCTAGTCCTGTCTGCTTCCGCGCTCGCCCACTCCGGCGGCACCGATGCCTACGGCTGCCACCACGACCGCCGCACCGGCAGCTATCACTGCCACTAATCCACCGCCATTCCCCCTTAACCCGCCTCGGCGGGTTTTTTATTTAACCATTATTAGGTTTGCCTATTGACAGCATGATTAGGTGCGCCTATCATGCGACCACTCTCACAGAACACCGCAGCGAGTACCGGCAGGCCAGCAGCGGCACGCGAAGGATAGAGCAGTACCGGAGCGGCGTAAGTCTGAATCGCGGCCACAGTGAAGCGGAGAGACCACGGTGAGTCCGCACGGGAGCGAGCGAAGTGAAGCACAGAACAGAAGCGAGGTAGAGCAGTTGGCAGCTCGGGTGGCTCATAACCACCAGGTCGCCGGTTCGAGTCCGGCCCTCGCAACCAATCCTCCCAAGGGCGCAGCCTGAGAGCGTACAGGCCGTGGGGAATGCTCAAGATAAGTTCCACGTTAAGGCAAAGTTGAGCCGACGCAAGCAAAACGATACTTGCCGACCGTAGCCAGTGCGAAAGAAGGCTACCCCCTTGTCGGGTCAAAAGCTCCCGTCCGTGGGAATCGTAACTATCGGACTGCGTGGACTGCCGTGCAACAACGGAAGCCGTGTGAAACAGGGGCGGAATCAAACGAATTCCAATCCGGGAACGCGGGATGCGCGCTGCGGCTTTAACAGCAGCACGGTTTAACGCCAACAGAGACATGGAAGGAGAAAGCATGAAACAGCCGCAATTTATCGCCGAGTCCAAGCCGATGATGGATGCAGTGGATGCCATGTTCGGCAAGCTGTTCGCGCCGGAAGAATGCCTGATCGTGACGCATGAAGGCATCGAGTGGTGCGTAACCGGACGCTACGAGCAGGAAGAAACGCCGTGCGGAATGGTGTCGTTCTACCGCATCAAATCTGTTTGGCTGGCCTGCGATCCTGAGCGCAACGACATGAAGGACTACCTCAAGTTCATTGTGCTATCCAACCTGGCCGATCTGGCGGTTGAGAAGTACGAGGCCAAGGAAGCGATTTACCGTCGCGAGCAAGCGTTGCGCGAAGAAGCGATGGCGGAAAGGGAGTGACATGAATACCAGAAAACTCTACCAGCTTGTGCGCGCCTACAAGGACCTGGGCCTCTCGCATGACGCAGCATTCGAGCGCGCTTTCGCAGAGTACAAGGCCATCAGGGGCGCGAAATGAACCTGCCCTATCGCAGACGCTACAACTGGAAGCTGGTCTGGCGCAGCTACCGCCACATCTTCGCGTGGCTGACGCTGATCGCCACCCTGATCTCCCTGATTATCTCCGGCGAGCGGTACATGCTCGAACACCATGCGCGGCTGGATGCAGAGAACGAGAACGCCACCATGAAAGCCGAGGCACTGCGCCTGGCCAATGTCGGCGCACCTGGTTGGGTGCATACCGATTGGGTGGAAGGCACTGCCGATCTTGAGGTGAGGAAACCATGAAGGCGCTGCACGACCGCATAGACCGCATGGCAGAGCAGGCACAGATCGAAATCATGAAGGACGGCCTGCGCGCCCGTTGCCAGCTTAACGGACTGGTGGCGCACCACAACCGCAGCCTCGCGCAACTCAGGCGCAACCGGATGGCGGAAAGACTGGCTAAACAACAAGGAGATAAGAAATGAATGCAGTCACAGAGCAAGGCAAGAACACGAACAAGGTTGCCGCATTCGCTGGGTTCATGGACAAGCTCAAGCCGCAACTGGCGAGAGCGCTGCCAACCCACATGAACGCCGACCGCATGGCGCGCTTGGCGCTGACCGCATTCAGCACCACCCCGGCGCTGCAACAATGCGACCCGAAGAGCATTGCCGGTTCGATCATGACCGCTGCGCAGCTAGGACTTGAGCCGGGCATCAACGGACAAGGCTACCTGATTCCGTATAAGGAAACCTGCACCTTCGTTCCAGGCTGGAAGGGACTGGTCGATCTGGTGGCCCGCAGTGGCCGCGCTACCGTATGGACTGGCGCGGTGCGCGCTGGCGACGAATTCGAGTATCAGTTGGGCGATACCCCATTCTGCAAGCACAAGCCTGGCGACGAGGACGACGACGCGCCCTTTACCCACGTCTATGCCATCGGTCGCGTGCGCGATGCCGCCATGCCGGTGATCGAGGTATGGAGCCGCGCCAAGGTGCAGAAGCACCTCAAGAAGTACAACAAGGTCGGCAATCGTCACTACGCGCTGGCAGACGAGAACAACCTGGAAATGTACGCCCGCAAGTGTGCGCTGCTGCAGGTGCTGAAATACATGCCATCGAGCATCGAGCTTGCCAATGCAATCGTTGCCAGCAATGCCGCGGAAGAGGGTCACGGAGTCACCATTGAGAACGGCATCGTGGTCGATATGGGCGGATCGGAAAGCGAGCCAGCCAAGGATCAGCGCGCCGAATGCACGCCTGAGCAATTCGCCGATCTGGCTGCAGAGTGGGAAAGCCTGGTGCGCACTGGAAAGAAGAGTGCGAAGCAGGCGCTGGCTGCGATGGCGACGATCTGTGTCCTCACCGAAGAGCAGCAGTTGCAGGTTGATGCCTGGCAGTCGGAGGGCAACTGATCATGGAAATCCACGACATCCAGCAAGGCACTCCCGAGTGGGACGCATTCCGCCTGACCCACTTCGGCGCCAGCGAGGCCGCGGCGATGCTTGGCCTCTCCAAGAAGGTGAAGCGCACCGAACTGCTGCGCATGAAGCACACCGGCATTGCCAAGGAGTTCAGCGATTGGGTGCAGGAGAACGTCCTTGACCACGGCCACGAAGTTGAGGCGCTTGCCCGCCCGATCATCGAGCGCATCATCGGTGCGAAGCTCTATCCGGTGGTTTGCTCCGAAGGCAAGTTGTCAGCGTCCTGCGACGGCCTGACGGCAGACGATAGAACTGCCTTCGAGCATAAGCAGTGGAACGCAGACCTTGCCGAGCTGGTGCGCAACGGCATTGTGCCAGACGATCACATGTCGCAATGTCAGCAGATATTAATGATTACAGAGGCCGAGCGCGTCATCTTCACTGTGTCCGATGGCACCGAGGAAAAAATGGTATACGTCGAGGTGAGGCCGGACCAAGAATGGTTCTCGCGCATCATGCACGGATGGACACAGTTCGCCATCGATCTCGAAAACTACCGACACGTTGAAATCCAAGAAAAGCCGAAGGCCGAGGCCATCATGGACCTGCCCGCGCTGTCTGTGCAGGCTTCCGGCATGGTCACGTACTCCAACCTGCCGGAATTCAAGGCGGCAGCCGAGAGCTACATCTCAGGCATCAACACCGACCTGCAGACCGACAACGACTTCGCCAACGCCGAGGCCACGGTCAAGTTCTGCAAGAAAACCGAGGAAACGCTGGACGTAACGAAAAAGGCCATCCTCGCGCAGACCGCCAGCATCGACGAAGTAATCCGGACGGTCGAGCATATCCAAGCGCAGCTTCGCGACAAGCGCCTGCTGCTGGACAAGCTGGTGAAGACCGAGAAGGACAAGCGCAAGACGGAAATGGTGGCCGCGGCAAATGTGAAGTACGCCGAGCACGTCGCCGCACTGCAGGCCGAGATAACCGGGATCAACCTGAACCCGCTGCTCAAGACGCCGGACTTTGGCGGCGCCATTAAGGGGCTGAAGTCGCTGGCATCCATGCACGACGCTCTGGATGCCGCGCTGGCGAACGGCAAGATCGAGGCAGACCGCATCGCCCTGGACGTGCGCGCAAAGCTGGTATGGTTCGGCAAGTACGCTGATGACTACCGCGCGCTGTTTGCCGACATGCAGCTACTTATGGGTCTGACCGGCGATGCGTTTGAGGCAATCGTGAAGAACCGCATCGCCGAGCACAAGGCCGCCGAAGCCGCCGCGAAGCTGGCCGAGGAAGAGGCGCGCATCCGGGCGGAGGAATGGGCGAAGGCGAAGGCCGAACTGGATGCTGCGAAGAACAGCCAGGAAGGCGCTCAACTATCACCGGCAGCGCAGGAACTGTACGAAGCAGAGGGTGCGGCTCGATTCTCAGAGAAGCATCCTGCCTTGGCGTCCAAACCTGAGGCAGCGAAGGCACCGCGCCCGACGCGCATGGCGCTTATTGAATGCATTGCCAGCCACTACGGCGTCAGCATCCTGACCGCCGGCGAGTGGCTGCGCACGGTATTCACAGATGGAATACCAACTTGCTAGGCGATTGACTTAAGGGCTCTAACGCCTGAATATGAACTTTCGACAAGGAGAGACCAAGTGAAAAATGCAAAGTGGTGGCAAATACTTCTGGCCGTGCTGGGAGGGGTCGTAATCGCGCTCGGCGTGCTCGTGCTTTGGTTCGCTGCAGAGGAAAGCGGCGTAGCCAAGAACTGCTACACGGGCATTGTTGGCGGTAATGTGGCCGTTATTTGCCCGCCGAACAAATGACGACGCCTATTGCGCAGGCCGGCACAGAGAGTGGTTTTGATGCTTTAGAAGAGGCGGTCGGCGCATATTGGGATTGCGCGTACCAGGAGGGACATCTGGGCCGCCAGGACGGCGACAAGGCCAATGCAATACTGCATGAGATTCGACGCGCTGCGACAGCGCTTGTTGCGGAAGAACGCGCCCGATGGGAGCCGGCGGCCGAGAAAGCATACAAGGCACTTTGCGAAGAGTCGGCTGCATACGATGAACCGCTGTCGCATGCTCCAGGCCACGCGCACGCCGTACCTGGCGTGTGGGACGACGACAACGGCGAACTGGCCGGCAAGCGTTGCGCATGGTGCGCGACGTGGGCGAAGGCGAAGGCGATGGGACTCACGACGCCCAACGCCAGAGTTGACCGGCCTGACGCGGCTTTATGCGGCAGGTCCGGTCGGACGACGGGTTGTGCGGCTGGTGGAGAAGACCGATGACGGTGGCCGTGCTCTTCGCTCGCGCGGACAGCAACTACAAGGCTCTGCCTAACGTTGAGGTATTCGACGCCGAGCGAGACGCTCGCACCTACGACGGGCCGTGGCCGGTTGTGGCGCACCCGCCCTGCCGTGCCTGGGGAATGTTACGCAAGCTCGCCAGCCCGCGACCAGACGAGCGCAACCTGGCGCGGCTTGCCGTGGCTTTGGTGCGGGAGTTTGGTGGCGTGTTGGAGCACCCAGCCGGCTCGACGCTCTGGGCGGCGCAGAAGCTGCCGAAGCCCGGAGAGCGCGACGCCTTCGGCGGCTGGACGCTCGAAATTGACCAATGGCGATTCGGGCACCGCGCCATGAAGATGACGCGACTGTACGTGGTCGGAGCGGAGCCCGAGGAGGCCCCACGACTGCCGCCGGCGAAAACAGGGGAACCGACGCATGTGATAACACAAGGCCGGCGTGCGAAGAAAGGCGAACCGGGCTTTCGCAGCAGGGTGACAGACGCGGAACGCGAGCATACGCCGCCGGCGCTCGCGCAATGGCTCGTAGAACTGGCGGCGAAGTGCAAGACGCACAACGTTTGAGGTAACCGGCCTCGCGCGCTTTTTGCGCGAGGTCCGTGTTGACCGAGAGGTTATGCCTCTCGCAACTACGAAGAAAGGAAAGAACCGTGAGCAACAAACTGAAACTGACCAAGATCGAACTGACCACGAAAGACGGCAAGAAGGTTGAGTTGTCGTTGGATGAGGCGAAAGACCTGCACGACCAACTGCATGAATTGTTCGGCCAGAAAACCGTCTTTGTGCCTGGGGCGCCGGTAATCATTGAGCGTGACCGTTACTGGCGGCCGTACCAGCCGTATTGGGGCGGCGGCGGCGGGGGCGGGAGTGACCAGCGAACCTGGGAAGTGCTTTGCAAGAGCAGCAGCGGCCTTGCGGTGACGTATGGCGGACAAGAGGCATAACGTCGAAGGTCAGGGGCCGGCGCCCACTGACCGTTGAACAACCTGCAAAACGCTTGCCGCCGGTCCCCTGCACCGTAGGGTTAGCCGGCACCACCGGAAAGGGTGCACGCATGAATCTCTACCACTTTTGCGCGATGAGACAAGGCGAAAGCGCTGGTGTTTTGTCATACGCCGATGGAACAGTTTCGTCGTCAGGCAATTTTGCTGATGCTGAAGAATACGTGAAGTTGAAGAGGGCGATAGTCAAATACATCAACGCCAACGGCGGACACGCCACGGAGGTTGTTCTGCTGTCGCTGACGCTCATTGGGGAAGTGCCGGCTAACTTGAATTCAACGACACCACCTGTCGCGTGAACAGGGGTCGCGTGCCGTATAACTCGATCACGCACAACTGGAGGGCCGCATCATGACTGATCTCTTGGAATTGAACGCGACAGCGCAAACCGTTCAACGCGACACGCCTGCCGTGCCGCACGAACCGCCGCGCCCGGTGAAGCTGCTCGACCAGGTGCGCGAGCGCATCCGCACGCTGCACTACAGCCGAGCCACCGAGAAAACCTACCTCTACTGGATCAAGTTCTTCATCCTCCAGCAAGGCAAGCGCCACCCGCGCGACATGGGCGCCGCCGAGGTCGAAGCCTTCCTCTCGCACCTCGCCACCGCTCGCGAAGTCTCCGCCGGCACGCAGAACCAGGCCATGCACGCCATCCTGTTCCTCTACAAGCAAGTCCTCGGCATCGACCTGCCCTGGCTCGAAGTCGTCCGCGACGTCCTCGGCCATACCAGCGTGCGCACCACCGAGCGCTACGCCCACCTAGCCGTAGATCGGCAGCGCGAAGCCCTGCAGGCGCTTTCACGCGCCGTCAAAAAGTCCAGGGGTGTAGCAAATCCGGTGTAA